GTTTACGTTTGATACATTTGTTACGCTGGGCAAGTCTATGCGCGGTCGCTAAGCGCGGTCGCTAGGTCGCAGGCTGGTTGACATGGATGAGAAGTTATCAAATCCGTTGTCAAGATACTCAATCTCAAACGTTAAGCAATAGTTAGCTATATTTGTGTTTGTTCCTTCATCAGTGGTAGTTGCAACTGCTTGATCAGATGTCCAATAGATAAATCCTTGGCTTCCTTGTTGAGAATGAAGGCGAGTGCGAATACGAAGACGATCTAGCTTTCCAATAGGTGGGCTAAATTTAGAAATATTCTCCTGACCAGAGTGATCATTATATTCAATAAATAATTTTGAACGATCATCATCACCAACTGCTTTTGTCGAGCCAGTAGTAACTATCTTTGCAAAGAAGCTGTCTGGAAACTGCGATTTATTTCCCCCAACTGCAGTCTCATCACACTTATTCAAACCTTCAATTTCAACTAAAAAATAGTTTGGCGATGCATTTTCTGACATCACAAATTCATCATCCTGAGAATAGGTTGCAGAACGGTTGTTTTGTCCGTATATATATGAATGAATTCGTCCACTTTCAAGTGTAGGAAACTCTGCGCTCATAAGACGGAGAGACACGACTTTCTCATAGACACGGGGCAGATAGACAACAAACTCACCGTTCGTGTAATAGATACCTGTATCACGATCGGCAGAGTCAACATGAAGGACCTTCTTCACGGTGCGAAGTTCCGGCGTCGGCGTGGACTTGTTCACAATGGTTCCACGATAGTCAAAGTTCATTATTACTTCCCTGCTAAATCTTTATCGGCGGTTCTCCACGTTTTACCATGGAGCACGAAGGAGTACACTCGAGCCATACCCCATGCCTCGGGCGAGGCACCAGGGCGGTGACCGGTTCTCCAGGCAGCCATACCACGATTATACACTTTACGAAGAGTGCCTACTGAGACCCCTGTAGCCTTGGCGATTGCGGGAATCCCCGTCACACCGGGATACTTTTTATGAAAGCGAGATGTGTAGGACGAGGGGCGACGCTGGGTTCCCTTGTCGGTCTTAAATGGCTTATAGGCTTTCGGATCCTTCCACGACATCTTCTTACGCCGAGTGATCTCCCGGTGACGCTGTGCCTTGCGACGTGTGGACAAGCCTCGATAGTATTTAGGGGGCCACAGCATTGTATAATCTGCGTTAAAAATCAAACATGGGAGATTCTGGTGCTACCGACATAGGACAAAATGTGAGTTGGACGATTACACTGGAGGACTACTTTGCCCAGACAGGTGAGAAGGCAAACGGTCTTGCCATTATGCACAAGAAGGCGGAGAGTATCTTCAGTCGCCGTAAGGTGTATATTGATCTTCCAGTGATTGTGGGATCCGGTGCAGTTGCCTTTTTGAATGCTGGCTCGTCCAGTTTGTTCGCGGGGAATGCCCAGCTTGCTGCGACCTCGCTCGGTGTTGCATCTCTTGCAATTGGTATCCTGAATACGATTGGCACGTATTTTGGATGGGCGAAGCGGGCTGAGGGACACCGTATGTCTGGCATTCACTACGCTAAGCTCTATCGTTTCATCAACGTAGAACTACGTCTTCCCCGTGAACAGCGTATGCAACCGGGTGATTTTTTGAAGTATGTTAAGGATCAGTACGACCGTCTGGCCGAACTGAGCCCACCCATTCCGGGGTCGGTTGCAGGTGAGTTTGGAAAGCGAATGGAAAAATACATGGACATCTCCAAGCCAGAGGAGACAAATGGATTAAATAAGATTGAGATCTTCGTGGACTCAGCGAATGAGCTGGGCGGACTTGTCAGTCCGTTGCCTTCTCCCCCGAGTCCTCAGGTTCCCACGGCGAAGATGACGGCGGTGCCAAAGGCTCTGGGAGCGGCGGGAGTCCCCCCAAAGACATCTTAGAGACCTTGTAGCCTCTCTTTTTGTATAACGTATTTCGAGCACCAAACTGACGACGGAACTGAGGATCCACAATATCCACAATCAGTGGATGCACCGTTCGCTTTGCCTTTTCAACCCGCAGAATACGCCCGACAATCTGGTCAATGTCTGGGCGAGGAGTCGCCATGACTAACGTGTTTAAGGTGGGAACATCAAATCCCTCTTTACACATGGAATACGTGGCAATCAAGATCTTCTTAGATCCACAGAACTCAGTTCGCTGGGATGACTTCACATTCTGTGATAAGATGCACGCTGTCTCACGAATCGCTTCAGACAATCCATCTAGCAAATCCTTGCAGTGTTGGACACGATCCGATAACACCAAGACCTGACGACCCTCTTCACAAATGTCCTCAATAATTCCACAGAGCCATTTGGTCCTGTCCTCGCACTCAGCCAGCTTATTGACCATGATCGGAACGGATACAAATCCAGAGGAACTCAGGACAATCTCGTTAAAGGTTGTGTCGTGATTTACATATTCAAAGACCTCTACGCTGACTTTGGTGTCCACCGAGTCCCCGGTATCCGATTTATAGATCATCGGTCCAAGGAACCAGTTGATCACATACATCAGCTTATCCTTGCGATCGGGTGTTGCAGACAATCCTAACATGTATTTCGACGTAATTTTGGGTAGCGCTTGCACAAACACCTCTGAAGCGATGTGATGACACTCATCCACAATGACCAGACCGATCGGTCGGAAGAGATCTGCATTTAGTTCCTTCATGGAAAGCGTTTGGAGCATAACAATCACAACATCGCGATCGGCAACTTCGCATACATCGGCTTGAACTCGTCCAATCCTCGCTTTTGGCAGAAAGGATTTGATGCGATCTTCCCATTGATCCCGGAGAAAGGTGTTGTGAACGATAACCAATGCAGGGAGGCGGAGACAAGAGGCGATATAGAGTGCACAGACTGTTTTGCCCCCTCCTGTGTGGAGCGAGATAATTCCATCATGGGGTTCGGGAAGCAAGAATGAGTTGACGACCGGAAGTTGAGCGGGTCGGATGGCGCCCGCAAACTGCCAGTATTTGGCAGGGGTTTCGTTAACATCTCGAGTGGACGGAACCGGTCCAAATTTGTCGATCCCATAGTGCTTGGGAAGATAAAGGTGCTTCTTGTCTTCGTGGTAGACAGGATATCGTGGAACTGCGTGAGGGTTAATGATCGAGAAGGGCTTGACAGTAAGAGCCTTCTTGAGCACAGCGTCATTTGATGTTTTTGCGATTTGATATCCATTGAGGGTCAACATGCCTGCTACCCCTTTGTCTTTTTATAGTTCATTTTACGTAGCGTGAGTAATATCCACGTAGAGCGCATCCTCGATTAAGCTAATGATCGTACTCTGAACCTCCTCCAGGTCGCTCACGTGATACATGATCGAAGGAGCCAGCGTCGTCGAAACCTGAATCTTCTCAAACGGATCCTGATCCTTGGTCAACGAGAACAGGAGATTCTCAAGGTAGCGACCAACACCCGAGCGGGTGAGCGAAAAGCTGTAGACAGTCTTCGTCTTCTTATCACCGGGCGTGAACGTGACATCCACCATCTCCGTTGCACGCGAGCCACGGTTGATCTCAATCTTATCATCATTATCAGTCTTATCAACCGGAATAATCCAAAGCGTAACAAGGTTCATTTCTCTTCTCCCGATGACATTGTTTAAACTCCTCTCTCATCGTCGTCAAACTGGTCAGGCTGTTCATGATCCCGACCATCATTTCCAGGGGCATTGGAATAGTCCCCATAGTTGCCACGCTCCTCAACGTCTCCAGCCACCGGCAGATCACCCTGATCTTGGTAATCAACAGGACGCCCAACTCCTGTTTCAGGATCCTCTTCACGTTCTGTTTCTGCCATCTCACGCGCAAACATAGCGCGGTCTTCACGTGTGATAATCGTAGGAGCAAGTCCACGATCAATCAACTCCTTGGTAATTTCACGATCCGTGTCCGTCATATTTCGCAGGCGATCGGTGAAACTCGTGCGTTCCTTTGCCTTGAGTGTGTTAGTGATCCGCTTTGCTTCAGCAAGATCAGCCGTCAGCAGAACAATGGACACATCTGTCTTCATAAGACTCATCAACCTGGTCTTTGTCAGTGGGTCCTTCTCAATCTCCTTCAATGTTTCATAGACGTATCCCTTTGTGATATCACGGAGGTCGTCGTTCTTTTGAGTGGCGTCAATCATCCGAGCATTGGTTTGAATTGCAAACACATCTGTAAGTCGGGAGAGGAGTAACGAGTTTGTATGCCAATCGTCGGATGCAACTGTCTTTCCAAGTTTGAGGCGTGCCACAACTGCCTTGTCTTTGACATCCACTGTCTTGGGGGTTGTGCGCTCAGAATCAAATCGCCTCATCACCTTTTTCATGCTATCGGCCGACACGAAGTGATTGATTCCAAGACGCAATGGCACCTCAGGTTGCCGGATCTTTGGTAGACGCTCCGATGTCCAGTACGCACGAGTTGTAGGGCATGGAGGCGGGCTTGTGATAGTTCCGAACGTATCCTTGCTTGGAACCACGAGAGTTCCAGGAATCATCGTCTTGGGCTCAATCGTAACCTCGGTAGGAGCGGCCGCCCGACCACGCTCCATCGCTGCCTTCAGAGGAGCTGACTGCTTGAGGAGAGCATCCAGAACGCCTTGAACCAATGTCTTCACCTTTTTCGGATTGTTCAACACCAGACGCATGGTCGTTGCACTGGATCCCTTGAAGGAGGTGGGATAAGCCTCAAGCGTCTTGGAGAGAACCAGAAGCATACTGTCCACGATCGTATATCCCTCAGGTTTGGGAGCATCGCGTGGATATCCACGTAGGGTCAGAGGCTTGCTTCCAAACGACCTCCTCGGAACAAGTGCAGGAACATGAGACTGCATGAGTAAGATGATCTGAGCGATTCCAGCCACGCCAGCTGCGTCTTTGAGTTGGTTTGCAATCTTGCGTCCAATCTCAAGGATCGGCAGTAACTGATCAATCTCTGGAAATACATGGAGAAGCGAGATAAGCATAAAGAAGACTTCATCCGACGGCTTGGTCATATCAAACAAATCCTTCAGTGTAGACAGTCCCTTGACGTGATCTGCAATACCATGACCCTTGAATACATTGGTTGGAAGTGCCTCGGCGTGCTTGATCAGCCGACCATCGTCTGTGAACTCTTCTTGATCTTCAATCACATCTGAGTTAATCTGCTCGCCACATGACTTGCAGACGCGAAATCCATCCACACGTGCCGTCCAGGTGTCGTAGAATAGACGACGATCGGTTGCAAGCTCTCCTGACAAGATCGCAAGTGTGTGCTTGCATAGCAAAAACAGGCTATTTGAATCCATGTAGATGTTCTTATCCAAGACGGAATCACGAACTAGGTCACCAACGTCCTTCAGCTTGTCTTCGGCAAACCGCCTTTTATCCTCCAGAACAGCTACAATATCCTTGCGGAGCTGGGGAGTCTCCTTTGCAGGGGCAGTTGTGCTCTTCTCATCTTTCTTGGGCTTCGCTTTGATGGACCGATGGCTAATGAATGCCTTGACGTATGCCTCTAGGATCTCGGTTGGGCTCGTTTCCTTCCACTGAGCCTTACCCTTGTATCCCTCGCGCTTCCTCTCTTGCTTGATCAGTTCAAGGGGAATACATTGGTACGTGATCTTGTCCTTTGCTCCCCATGTCCTACGCAGGGGTCCACGAATGGAAAAATCTTGGAAACTCAGACCTTCAAGATCACACTCTGCAATCGTGGTCTTGGGGTATTCAAAGTTGCCATCTGATCCCGGCATCATTCCCACGGTTCCGTTCTGTCCAACCTGGGATAACAGCATATGGACCAAGAGCTCACCACCATCCAACTGATCCATCAGCCAATGCCGGCTTGATTCGGCAGGGTAGTATGGTTCGTAATACTCAAGAAGTTTCTCAGAAGGCTTATCGCCCGAGGACTTGGGAAAGTCAACTACCAGTGGCTCGGCTTGGCTTCCGGACGCTTCTGCAGGAGGGAAGCGAGACTTCCATGAGCTCCATGGAATATCAGAAAGCTCTACATCATACATCTTCAAATACTTCATGCCTTCGCCGTAAGGATCAGCGGTCACGGGGACGGCGTGAGTCATGATTGCATCCAATGAAGGCACAACCTCAGACAAGGGTGCCGTGCTCTCTACCATGACGGCATCGGCTGACTTCAGAAACGGATGTTCGGGCAAGGGGTTCGGAACCGGCAATGGGCGCTTCTTGGCATAGTATCCAACGAAGTTGACAACGTCAGCCGTGTTCTCCATAGGCACCTCAAGGATGTCAAATCGTCCATCCTCATGCCTGCGCGTGCGAGGATACACGAACGTCGGAAGAACTCGGATAGGAGCCTTTCCGTCGTTGTTTACAAGCTCTTCGGTCTTGGTCAGAATATACGGAGTTCCTTCGCGCTCAGATTGAAACGGATGGGGAAGTGCAGTCATCATTGCCCGATAAAAGTTGGGTGTCCGAATCCTACCTTCTGCATACAGTGGGTTCCACGACTGTTCATAGTTATAGGGCCTGAGATCAGCAGATGCATAGACCGGATTGATCCACGAAAACACCTTTCCGTATTCGGGCTCCCGAAGCTCATATGTATTTGCCGTTGGAACGATGTGTTGCTCATAGAGACTCCGAAATCGCTCAGCTTCCTTCTTCACAAGTTCAAGCTCAAACTTTGTCGTTCGACCGCGAGGAACCATTTTTTCATACGCATCCCCGACCTGCTCATCTAATGTAAAAAATCTAATTTCTTCAGGTCGTTGAATGGTTTCATCATACTCTAGGTCTTCAAGCACCTGAAACTCCGCCGGTTCGAAGGTGAACAGCTCACTCATTATACTGACTTAAGAATGCTTTCACAGAGGTCCACCGCCTGCTTCTTGAACTGCGCGATGATCTTCTCGGGGTCGGCTTTAGTGCTAAAGTTAACAATCATCTTTGGAAGGAGAGGATGCACAATTCGGTAGGAAACGTAATCCACCTTGAGAAGTCCACCCATGTACATGAGGCCCTGTGCAAGTGCTCCGACCGTATGTCCATGTTCCTCGGTCTCAATGGAATACCAGTTTCCCTCCTGTCGCAAGATCGGGTTCTCACACCAAGACTCAATCTTTGCCTTGAAGATCTGAGCAGCCTGCTTAAGGAGATCCTTTGCGGGAATCACACCAATGCTCTCCACTGTAAAGTCAAACCAATATGGACGACCCTCCTCGTCAACGGCATACGACCGCTGAATCTCGTAGTTATCAAACATCTTTGCACGCAACGCACGCTCATTCTCGTCATCGCCCGCAACCGCAACGAACGTGTCCTTGTCCAGCTTAGCAAGTTCCGGATCAATGTGATTCTTGAAGGTCGAAACACAAACCTGCGAAACACCTGTCGTCTCCACTCCGAGCGTAGCCTTCACGTGAATAGACTCGCTTGGTTGAAGATTCATGAAGAAGAGCGGGGCGCCCAGATCACGATCCTTGAGGAACACATCTTTACGAGGACCCTGAACTGCGAAGTCATCGGTTGTGATCTCAACTGCACTCTTGCGAGTCAGGTCCGGCGTGGCGGGAGGCAGATACCTCAGTTCAATTCGCGTATCCCGAATCACAGCAGCCTCCTCGGGCCTAACATTGATTGGAAGCATCTCCACCCGGTGCTTGAGCATCTCATGAATCATCTTAGTTGAGTTATCAAGAATCTGAACATCGCGAATCACAACCGTCGGGATCTCTGCAAGCAGGATGCGACGAAGCCCATTCACAAACGAGATCGGCACATTCTTAAACTCGGTATCCAGGCGGTATCCATTGAGAGAAATATTAAAGGACTCCATTGTATCTATTAGTTGTTTCGTTATTACCTATCCGTTTTTTTCAGGAGAACCAGCAACGAGATGAATAACCAACCGATTTTGTTTTACAGCACGCGGTGTTCTCATTCCCAGCAGATTATCCAGACGCTCAAGGGTCTCAAGAAGGAGAATCTCTGCCGTATGTTTGCGATTGATGGAAAGCAAAGGAATGAGCTCCCGCCGTTCCTGAAGAGCGTTCCCACTCTCTACAATCCGGAGACGAAGGATGTGTATATTGGAAAGGACATCTACGCATATATTGCCAAGCCTGTAACATCTCGTCGCGAGGTTCCCACTCAACAGCAACCCCAGGTCGCCGCTCAACAGCCGACTGGATCTAAGCTGAGTGCTCAAGGTGGAAATGAGGGTATCCAAGAGTGGTCCTTTGCTTCGTCCATGGGATTCTCGGATTCGTATTCGGATTGGGGAGCCCCTGAGAAGTTCATTGCTGACGAGCTTCACTATACATACATTGGAAATACCCAGTATACACCACCCAAGCCCGAGCCGGAGACCAAGCAGAGCTATGACGGTGATAAGGCCGGGCGCAACAATGATCTTGCTTCCAGGATGGAACAGATGCAGAAGCAACGTGATGCCGAGTTCGCCGGTCCCGTGCGTCAGTAAGCTTACACATTCTACCAAAGTATAAAGTAGAATGTCCAAGAAGATCTTTATGGACGCCTTCTTCACCCAGTTCCACGAGTTCATGGGTCAGCTGACGAAGGTGTTCCCGAATGATGAAGACTTTAAGATGTATGATGATGCTGTATACCTCGTGCAGAGAATGAACCCCGGACTGGTCGTCTCGGAGTTTGGCAGGCACGTGCTCCCATATGAGGAGGTGATTCGTAAGCGAGATGACGGTTTCTTTATGAATCACAGCTTTGACTCGCTGGAGCCGGATAACACGATGGAGCAGGTTATTCAAAAGCTCAAGGGCTACTGGACCACCCTGTCGGATCAGAACAAGTCCTCCATTTGGGGCTATATCATCCTGCTACTGGATATCCATAAGCGGTGTATCTGATTCCTCAATTCCATAGAGACCCTTAGGATTCAAGGACACCAGTTCGGCTACGGCCGCCTCCGGATCTCCAAAGTTCTGGAAGAGAATCCGAACGGCTTCTGCAGGCGACCACTTACCATCCAACGTTGGATCGTCGGGAATCGTGATGTCCTGCTCGTAGAATGAATCCACCATCTCCTTTAATACCGCACGAGTGCAATTCTTGAAATGAACAATCATGTCGACACGACCCGGACGAATCAGGGCCTTGTCAATACGTTCAGGATAGTTAGAGGAAAAGGCAATAATACGACCATTGGCTTCCAGTGTTCCGTCTAGGAGGTTGAGCAGAAATGACAAGTCAAACGTGTCCTTCTCTTCCTTGCGATCAAACATGTCGTCCTCTTTCTTCTTCTCTTCCACAACAGGCTTCTTCCACTCACGGCGAAGAACCACATCGCCCATCGCATCAATGTCCTCAATCACATAGAGGCGCTCAGCAACCGGGATGATGTACTTCTCCGTATTGGCACCGTTAAAGACGTGAATCTCATCATTGAAGAAGAGGTGCTGAAGCTGTTGCTTAGTCTTGATCTCGGAAAGCTGAATGTTAATGATGTGCCTACGACCGGCATTCGCGATTGCCTTGATGCTTGACGTCTTACCGGTTCCGGGAGGACCGTGAAACATGAAGCCTAGCGTATACGGAATTCCCTTCTTCTCATACCAGTCGCGATGTTCCAAGAAGAACTTGACACGATCCCTGACCTGTTTACGCTGATCAAAAAATACATTCTCAAATGTGCGGGTGGTCACAAACTTAGTCTTGGTATACACGAGGTGAGTGGACGGAAGAGGATTCTGAATCGATCCCTTCGTCTTGGTCTGAACCATTTGGTCAAAGTAGTATCGGTGAGCACCCAGCTTATTTGCCATCCTGCGCTCGTAGTCGGTGTTGCAGGTATCCACAAAGGTCTGGAGGTGCTGGACATCATGTTCGTAGCAATAAAGCTTGAACTTGATGACCTCAGGGGCACCGTCTGTGACCTTGAGATCCATGAGCTCAAAATACACATCATTGTCCAGACAGACGGGCTCAAATTCGTTAGGGAGATAGTCGTGATTCGTGACACCTAGTAGGCTCTTCATGGCAGGAAGGGTCGTTACGAAAAAGACCACTGCATCCATACGGCTGGAATAGATCGTTGCCGGTGTTGTGCGGTTCGCATTGGTCTGTGTCGTGGTTCCACGCTCGCACGTAATGGAAGCACGTGGAGTCTTCATAGCTGACTGGGGAACTTCAACCGACTGACCGGGCTTACGACGACGGCAACACATTGCTGATGCCCACGCCGACCACGTAGGAAAGGTCTTAACTGCAATCTCAAATCCATTGAGCGCCAGCATGTTGAGAAGAGGATTTTTGGTGGATGGCATCTGAAGCATCATCTGCGTCTTGATCAGCTCATTGAACTGCATCCTTTATATGACGCCATACGATGTAATGCACTTGTCTAACGTAGCACCCGTTTGATGCACGGGCTTCGACCTGCGGAGCCGGAGTTCCTTCGATGCCTTGTCTACTGTATCCTGTGAGAGACTCACAAACTTCTTGACATCGCGGATCGGTCCTTGGACATTCATGGTCGGCACATGAAGGCGAAGAGGGGGCAGTTGAACGGCGATCATATCCTCACTGTTGGCTACATACTCCCGAAACTGCTCAATGTCCAGAGGACCCCCAAACATCCGAAGCATGTGGCGATGCGGTGCAGGCGTCAGGGTCTTGTTGACATAGAGCGTTCGGTATAGATCGGACAGGAGTGCATGGCGGGTCCAGCGCACAACATCGGATAAGGATACATCGCCATACAGATACGCCAGGGCACACTCAGGGGAACAGTAGTGTCCCTCACATGCATACATATTCTCGTAAGCATCGTAGCTCACAGGAAGCAGAGATGCCTTCCATGGAAACGGATGACAGCACCACAGGCAGGATGTTGTTGGTCCATAGGCTGCACACTTTGTGCGGATCAGGATATCCTTCATAGTATCGGTATTGAAACGTTCAGCTACTCTGGAGGTCTCCACGGTGGACAGAATTTCGGCATAGTTGGTCAGGGTTGAGGGCTCAGACACAGTAGCCTGTGAAATGTCCACATAGCTAGGTGTGCTTCCCGCAGGAACAGGCAGGTCTTCTTCAACTGGAAGTCTCAGTGAGAAAATCACAGGGGCTTCAAGAAGTTGTTTTCTCGGAGGCATTAGTTTCTTAAGGTGGATTGAGTGAAAGTGTCATTAAAAGCCGGTTACAAATCCAGTGCTTCCAACTCCAGAATAGAGATAGCTTGATGCAAACCCAGTCGCCCCTCGACTTATAAGCATAACTGATTTTTTTACTGGGAGCACCAGTTGAGATGCTCCATCTATATTTGAAAAACCTGGAGTCGGTCCGGTGGCACTAAAAACACAGGACTGGGTGCTTTGGTTAGTGAACACATAAAATCCACCTACTGGAACAGTGGTATCTAGGCTTAAGAGAATCGTGCCCTGAACGCCAGTTGTTACTCGGTAGAGGGTTGATACCGTACTTCCGGACAATTCAAGGGTTCCCTCTGCTTGTTTAGTATCCAGATACTGGAAGTAACCTATAGGACCCGTAGGACCCGTGGGACCCGTTTCATTTCCTATAGCCCCCCACCCCGTTGCACCTTGGACTCCTCGTGCACCTTTAAATCCTTGAGGACCTTGGATTCCAGTTGCCATTTATTAAAGAACAATAAAGTTACTTCCGGTGTATAACACAGTCATCTTATGACTTCTTTCAAGTGTCAGCGACGTCGTGAGATCGTTGCCATCGTATGTGACGACTCCATTTTCAAATGTAATTGACATGTCCTTGTCATCGTTATTTTTGAAAAGCCAAAAATTACCCGCCTGTTCGGGTGTTGGGAATGCCTCGTTAGTGGTCTCCACTGCAGTGGATTCTTGAACAGCACCAGCTCCACTTGAAGATGAACTTGTGTTTGTAGTTGCAGCTACGGAAAACGTAGAACCCGTTGGACCTGTTGGAGCAGGAAGAATCCTCACTTGACCCGTGGGAATTACATTGGTTGGATTATTAAGAGTTCCTGTAATCGTAATAAGTGCATTTGCCCGGAGTCCAAGGTCTGCAACGGGGGTGGTTGTCGTATAGGTGATGTGTGTAGTTCGTCCGATTGCAGATGAGATTGTCCCCGTAGGACCCACGCCGTAGATCGGGTCGTAGCCGGGGAGGTAGATCGTTAGTGGAGCGGGATTTCCATTACCGACTGCGTCGGCTGTAAGATTATACCAAGTTCCAAGATTCTGGGGTGTCAAATATATTTTACCAGTATCGCCAGTCGGGGTTGAAGTCGTAATCCGTGCACTTGTATATCCAAATGGCGGACCCCGAAATGCATACCTCGGAGGACCCTGTAATCCACGAAGCCCTTGCAATCCTGTCATTCCGGTGATTCCTGTTGGAGCCGCCATTTATCAGAAAGCAATATATTCCGCGGTAGCTCCCGAACCAGCAAAAAATACAAATGTAATTGATTGCCCTGGAGCGAGTCCCAAGTCGATGGATGGCTGTGGATTTTCACCTTGCGGACATGTTAATACGGATCCGGGTATTGTAAGCTTAAATATTCCCTCGCTAATAATGATCCTTTGTTCCATCGATATATATCCATTTGTAATTGTCCAGAATGTTCCATACTCACCGCTAGTAAGATCAGATGGAAACCTAAATGATGGTTGTCCAGCAGTCTGAATAGTGTAAAGACCACCTGCATTTGTGAGCGGGATAGTGATCGCGCCGCCGCTGGCGTCAGTTACATCCACACGTCCCGTAGTGCTATAAAACGTTGTTCCAGGCGCCCCATACGGAGTTCCTTGAAGTCCTTTCCGTCCAGTTGTTCCTGTATGTCCTTGAGGTCCTGTGGCCATTCTTATGTAAAACGGAAGTTAAAATCTTAAGATACAGAACCTTACCCACGAGAAAAATGACCGACCTTTCCACAGCCTATCAACGCAAGACGCACCGCGAGCATATTCTGGACCTCCCCGACACCTACATTGGTAGTGTGACGACCGCCTCTGAGGAGGTGTTCTTGAGGGAGGACGAGACATTCAAGGCAACAACCATCCCTGTGAATCCTGGTTTCTACAAGCTGATTGACGAGCTCCTGGTCAATGCTCACGATCAAGTTGTGCGTCTTCGCAGTCGCCAGTCAACAAACCCAGTCAAATCCATCGAGATTGACTGTGGAGCAACGCTCTTCAGTATCAAGAATGATGGTGAGCCGATTGATGTTGCAGAGCATCCGGAGCACAAGACCTGGATTCCACAGATGATCTTTGGTGAACTGTTGACGAGCACAAACTACGACAAGAATGAGAAGAAGCTTGTGGGTGGTAAGAACGGATATGGTGTGAAGCTAGTGAACATCTTTGCAAATGAGATGGTTGTTAACGTAGTGGATCAGCCACGCGGACTGAAGTATAAACAGACATTCCGCAAGAATATGACAGAGGTAGAGAAGCCGATCGTGCTGGCAAACAAGGGTAAATCAAGTGTTCAGGTGATTTGGACACCCGACTTCAAGCGATTTGGAATGGAGAGCATCGATGATGGAATGATTCGGCTGATTGAGCGCCGTGTCTGGGATCTGGCGATGACCCTGGGCAAGGAGGTCAAGGTGACATGGAATGGCACTGCGGTAAAGTGTAAGAATCTGACCGAGTATGCCAAGGCATTCGGCTGTGATCCGGTGATCTACGAGACCCCGAATGAGCGCTGGCACATTGCGATTGCTGACAGCCCGGTGGACAAGCAGTTCAGCATGTCCTTTGTCAATGGCATCTGGACATCCAAGGGTGGCACGCATGTGGATGGCATCACCAATCAGGTGGTGAATCACATCGTGGAGTACCTGGAGACGAAGAAGAAGGTGAAGGTCAAGCCGGGTATGGTGCGTGACAATCTGGCTGTCTTCGTGACCTCCATGATTGAGAACCCGAGCTTCACGTCTCAGACCAAGGAGACACTGACGACCAAGTCAAGCGCCTTCGGCTCCAGCTTCAAGCTGTCGGACGACACGCTCAAGAAGATCGTGACCAAGCTGGCGATCGTGCCGAAGATCCTGGAGGCGCAGTCGGCGAAGGATGCTAAGGACAACAGCAAGACGGACGGCAAGAAGCAGTCCAGAATCACAGGCATTCCCAAGCTGGACGATGCGGTGATGGCGGGCACAAAGGATTCTGCTAAGTGCACGCTCATCCTGACAGAGGGAGACTCAGCCAAGGCGATGGCGCTGAGTGGTCTGAGTCAGGAGCAGAGGAAGCTCTTCGGTGTCTATCCGCTCAAGGGTAAGGTGCTGAATGTGAAGGACACGTCCGACGCCAAGGTGGAGCACACCAAGGAGATTGCCGAGCTAAAGAAGATCATCGGTCTTACCTCGGGCAAGAAGTATACGGACGTGAAGGACCTGCGCTACGGGTCTATTATGATTATGACGGATCAGGATCTGGACGGTAGCCACATTCGTGGTCTGCTGATCAATCTCTTCCACGAGCTCTGGCACGAGCTGATTGCGATCCCGGGGTTTCTGACCTACATGGCGACGCCGATCGTCAAGGCGAACAAGGGTAAGGAGACCCGTGTATTCTACTCTCAATACGAGTATGAGCAGTGGCGTGCGGGTGAGGGATCGAAGGGCTGGAAGGTGAAGTACTACAAGGGACTGGGTACCTCGACTCGTGATGAGGCAAAGGATTACTTCAGCAAGGTGAATGCGGTTCGCTTTGACTACGACGACAAGGCTGATAAGTCCATTGACCTGGCCTTCAATAAGCAGAGGGCTGATGACCGCAAGGAGTGGCTGAAGGGCTACGATCGCACAGCGCTGGTTCCGACGGGCAATCGGGTTCCGTATGATGACTTTATCCACAAGGATCTCATCCACTTCAGCTACTATAATCTGGAGCGTTCAATTCCGAGCGTGATGGATGGTCTCAAGACGTCACAGCGTAAGATCCTGTATGCGGCGTTCAAGCGTAATCTGACACAGGAGATCCGTGTGGCACAGTTCGCAGGATACGTGTCGGAGCACACAGGATATCACCACGGTGAGGCCTCGCTGAACGAGACCATCGTGGGCATGGCACAGGACTTCATGGGATCCAACAATATCCCATGGCTGGTTCCTCAGGGACAGTTCGGGACCCGTATTCAGGGTGGTAAGGATGCAGCGTCGCCCCGTTATATTCACACCTATCTCCAGCCTCGTGTTCGCAAGCTGGTGCCCGAAGAGGACTTTGCAGTGCTGAAGTATCGCGACGACGACGGACTACCGGTCGAGCCCGAGTGGTATGCACCGGTTCTGCCGATGCTCCTGGTCAACGGATCGCGTGGCATTGGCACTGGGTATTCTACCTACATCCCGCCGTGTGACCCGAAGGTCATCAAGAAGAAGTTGATCTCTAAGATCACAGCGGGGCATCCGCTGAGGAGCGATCCACAGCTCGTGCCATACTTTGAGGGGTTCAAGGGCACCTACACCGAGGAGGGTGTCGTTGGTGTCTTCAAGAAGGAGAAGGACGAGTTCGTGGTGACTGAGCTCCCACCTGGCACCTGGACTGCTGACTACCGTGAGTGGCTGGAGAAGGAGCTTGCTGAGGGTCGTATCAAGGACTTTAGCGACACGTCCACGGATCAGCAGATCAACATCCGGATCAAGGGGATTGAGGAGAAGGCATTGGTAAAGTCGCTCACCGAGAAGGTTCGCACGACGAATATGCACGCCTTCAATTCGCAGGGTGTCATCACGAAGTATGAGACATTGACCGATATTCTATGTGAGTTCTGGACTGTCCGGCTCAACCTCTACGAGACGCGTCGGGCGCACCAGATTAAGGTGCTGAACGAGAAGCTCCCCTACCACAAGAACGTGGTCCGGTTCATCCGCGATCAGATCCAGGATGAGCCCGAGGTCAACCTCAAGAAGAAGAGTCTGAAGGAGTGCGATGACATCCTGGGCGAGCACGAGTATCAGCACATTGACGGAAGCTACGACTACATTATGCGCCTTCCGGTGTCAGCCTTCACATCGGAGAAGGTAGCCAAGCATGAGAAGGACATGGAGGACTTGTTGGCAGAGATCACCAGGCTGAAGAATACGAACGCGGAGAAGTTGTGGCTCGCAGATTTAGAGCAGGTATAATAAGTAGAGTATGAGCAATTACTTAGACTTACTGATTCAACAGGACAGGGCTTCCCAAAATGTCTACAGCTATGATCCTCGGATCCAGATGCAACAAACACGGAGTTATTCACGAATTGAACCTTTTTCATCGGGTCCCAAAGAGGATGTTCCGTCTGTCTCGTATACGGATCAGATTGTTGGGTCACATTCAGATTCGGCTATCGTTCAGGCATCACCGAACACAGTGGCCGTAAAGCGATACATTGTAATCGACACTTCGCAGCGCGACTTTGTTAAGCAGCCAAATCCTTTTTCCAATCTCACATTCACATTTGGGCTACAGTCAACACAGGCGAGTAATCCACCGGTCTACTCAAATAATCCATTCGTGCCAACATTTGCCACTGAGCAAGCTGCGCTTCCTGCACCGATACCGGGTATTCCGAATACACTTGGGTGGAGCTTTTCAAACGTCTCCTATCCACCTTATAACTCGAGTGTTCCAAATGGCAACTTCATTGGTTACGATACAGGGTATAATGTTCAGCCGTCGGGATCTGGGTTTGGAAGTGTCTTTACACCCTGTAATGTATCTGCAGTTCGTCTTGTCCGCGCCGTCATGCCTCAGCGTCAGTTCTTAAGCTTACCGATCATCCCTACAGGTGCCGGATCCGATATTTCAACGCTCATTCAGAATACACTTCCCAATACATCCTTCTCCACCTTTGCCACATACCCGTATCTGATGCTATATCTCAATGAATACTTTGGGCAATATGTGGGTGGAAACGAACCGACTCGCCGATCGTTCTCGGTTATGACCCAGCGTCAGCGTCAGCAGATCACATTCACGTCAAACTCACTTGGTGTTCAACAGTTTGACTACGAGCCGTGGGGTGAAGAAGCCCTGCGCCTCCAGAGTCCAATCACAAACCTTCAACGCATTCAGGTCAGCGTGTCAGATCCAATTGGTAACGTCTTCATTCACAACGATACACTTGCAGTCTCTCTGATGCAGACAGACTCAAACCAAATGTATATCAAATGCTTTACAGCCAACTTTAGCTACTTCAGTGGTAATGAGATGCGTATCGGCGATCGTGTTGTGTTCTACCCTGCTACGATCTCAAACATGTTGAAGTCTCAATACCTCGCCGTGCAAAATTCTGATAAGCGGAAGTTTATCGAACAGCTGTTAGTCGGAACCTTCCCTGTCCTTGCTCTTCTAGACTATGTTGAAAATCCAGATACTGGTGTATTCGTCCCCCGAACAGTTGCACGAACCCTGCCCTACGTGTCATCCTTTAACGGATTCGTTATTCCCAACTTTTTTGTAGTGGGAGCTGAAGGATCTGTGACTCCATCATTTCCGAATTCAATTGACAGTGGAACGTTTACCATTCTTGAGCCAAACTCACTCGTTGGTTCGAATCTTGAGTTTATGAATGCAAGTCTTCAGCCGGTCTATACACTTGAGCTGGAAATCCAACAGCCGGACACAGGAGCAATTGGAGGAAAGATTGTCTTATAACAAAGCAATGGCATCGTCTTTTGCAAATTACCACACTGGAGAGCTGTCCGATTTCTATACCCAGACTGCGATTCCGAATGCTCCTAAGCACACGGGTCGCCTCCCGCTCAGTGGAGACGAAGAGAAGTCCACTCTGCCTCCGTTTACATTGACAGCGCAGGAGCCGTATGTTATCCCGACCCGAGTTGCCGAGCAGATGCAGTATCGCCACGAGGCTACGCCCTTAAACAGTGTCTTCTTTAGTGAGGACAACCTTGAGAATCTTCAGGGAGCCATCGCGGCTGCCGTTCTGCAGATGAGCGGTGCCAAACGCTATATCATCGATCGCCAGAACGATGCCGATCTTAAGACGATCATGCGCTCGTATTACCTGCAGTATGCTCAGAATGACCCGTCGCGCGTGGCCGAGGAACTTGAGCTCCTGAACAACCGTGTCATCGGTTATTCGGCGAACAACATTCTTATAGAGATTGAGGCCTACAAGTACTACCGCAAGGACATTGAGGATTTCCCTGCTCCCATTGAGCGCCCCGTGATGACGAATATCTACGGAACGCGGACAGGAGAGCTCAAAAGCTTTTTCTGAACTAAGTAATGCTTACTCGGTTTAATCACCGCGTGTTCCTTCAAGAAGGACGTTGGTTTATATGGGATCCTAGTCTCGGACTGTTCCGGCCCATCGATAACTACGCATGGAATGGCATCAAGTATGAAGTGGACGATCGGGCATATTGCACGGATCCCCTGTCCAAGACCTATTGCTTTGGAAGTGCTGAGATGCTTGCACGATGTGTTGAACTGAGCAAAAAATATGAAGACAGTATTTCGACAGTTCCTACAGCTTCATATCTTGCAATCGGCGACTTCACGTGGTTCCGTGATCGCCCTGTGACATTTACAAAATGTGCTCCTCGTGATGTGCCATCCTGGAAACGGCTCGTCGATGGACGCTGGCCTCGCACATGCAAGCGCCGTTCAATTAAGAGATTTACAAAACGCAACATCTAAGAAGAGAAATGCGGGTGAATATTATTGGAAATACAAACTCCCTGGGACTGGCTCAGGACATCCATATTCTTCATGGTATGGTTTATCACACACTGGGGAAGGAGACGCTTATTCGTCACGTTCCTCATTTTCATCCACAGTGCGAGGAGGCTGAGATCAACTTCTTTGTGGAGTCTATCAATCCTGCACTGTTTCACTATGCTGCAAAGAATATCTGGATCCCCAATCCCGAGTGGACACAGAAGGCATGGGAGCCCTATGGTAAGATGGTAGATGAGATCTGGGTGAAGACCCGTGACGCTGAGAAGCTCTTTGCAGAGTGGGGCAATGTTCGATACATCAACTGGACATCGGTTGATAAGACAGTTCCTGAGAAGAAGGACTATAACCGCGCACTGGTTCCGGTTGGCAAGAACATCTGGAGACATCCAAAGCCGATTGTTCAAGCATATATGCGCATTCAGCAGACGAACTCAGAGCTTTACTTTAAGCTTCCCGTGGTGGACTTGGTATACTATGATCTCCAGGTTCCCAATATCCCAGAGTCAGTTGCAGATAAGTTTGTGGTTCACAATAGTCGTGTCTCCGAGAAGGAGTATGACGCTATGATGGCAGAGTGTGGTCTCCTCATCTGCACGTCGGCTGCGGAGGGATTCTGCCACGCGGTCAATGAAGGTATGTCTGCAGAGTGTATCCTTCTTCTTAGCCCGATTGAGGCTCTTCGTGAGCTAACACACAAGGCACTATGGGTGTCGAGTTCCAAGTCTGTTCCGCATCCCGAATGCGTGGGTGTCCTTGAGGATGTTGAGATTGGCTCGATTGTGGACGCCCTTGCAATGTATGTAGGTATGAACCATCACCAGAAGCGGACAGATAGTCGTGCAAATCGCGATAGATATGAGAATCGCCATCAGACGTTCTTGGTTGCTATCGAGACTGCAATCAAGGCTGTGACTGCTGATCTTGAGACATATTCCCTTGAGAAGAGACTTCCTAAGGAAGCCGATCTTCCCAACATTTCAGTGATCACCCTGACTCACGATCGTCGCCCATTCATTCCACTTGTGAAATATGGACTGATTGCACAAACATACCCTGCTGAAAAAATTGAATGGGTCATTGTGGACGATGGCAAGGATCAGATTAAGGATCTTGTATCGGAGGTTCCGAATGTCAAGTATGTGCTCGTAGACGAAAAGATGAACATTGGTTCTAAGCGAAACCTTGCAGTTGAACATGCATCTCACGACATCCTTGTGATGATGGACGATGACGATGTATATCCAAGCAATAGCATTCTTGCACGCGTCGCTCATATGCTAGCTGAACCCCGTAAGGAGTGTCTCTTCTCAACGGTGATTCCGTGTTATAATATTCATGAAACTAAGTCCTTCATGAACGTTCCTCCGATCAAACTCCCGATGTGCGATCGAGTGTCTGAGGCTACGCTGTGTTTCACAAGAGACTTTTGGAAGGCAGGTGGATTTCCTGATCAGCAAATTGCTGAGGGTGGCGCATTCGTTCGCGGTCGCGAGCAAATGTGTCGGGAGTTGTCTCCCCAGGATGTGATTGTGAGTTTGATCCATAAGCAGAATACGTCATCGCGTAAGGCTCCCCCGATGGCTGAGCCTAATGGATGTCATTATGGGTTTTCGGATGAGTTGTTTACGTTGGTATCTGAGATTGGTGCAAGTCTTTAAGCGAAGAAACCGCGACGGCTCTTGCGCGAGCGACGGCTCTTGCGGGAACGCCGGCGACGGCCACCCATCTCCTCGGCAGCAGGGGCAACGGGATCAACCGCAGCCTCCATCTCATCACCGCCCATCTTCTTGAGCGACTTGCGCATCTTCTTCATCTTCTTGGTCATGCGGCGGCGACGGCCACCAACATTGGCGGGGGAGATGATCGCACCACCGCCCGTTGTGGGCATGGCAGTACCGTGGGATCCAGACGGAGCGACGACTGTGGCAGTAGGGGCAGACATTTGTTTGTTCTAAGGCCGATACAATTTTACGCCGAGCACGAAATACACGCGGGGGGCTCGACAGTAAATTGCTGGGCCTTGGCAGCTGCCTTCGTGCGCAGATAATAGCACCCAGTTTTCAGTCCTGCCTTCCATGCATAAAAGTGCATGGACGACACCTTGGACGGAGTGGGCTCGGCGAGGAACAGATTCAGAGATTGGGATTGGCAAATGAACGGGGCGCGATCACGAGCCATATTGATAAGAGTCTTCATGGGAATCTCCCAGACCGTCTTATACAACTCGCGGATCTCAGCTGGAAGCTCAAGCATTGTCTGAATCGATCCGTTGTTTGCAATGATCGCTGTCCGAATCTCTGATGTCCACAGACCCAACCCAACAAGGTCCTCAACAAGATACTTGTTCACAACCATAAACTCGCCCGACAGAACGCGACGAGAATATAGGTTGGATGTGAATGGCTCAAAGCACTCATTGTTGCCCAAGATCTGAGAAGTGGATGCAGTGGGCATGGGGGCAACCAGAAGAGAGTTGCGCATACCACCCTTGCACAACTTACGCAGTCCATCCCAGTTCAAATAGTCCGTGATCGGCTTGACATCCCACAGATCAGGTTGCATCTTACCCTCGCTGATTGGCGACCCCTCGAACGAAAGGTGAGAATTATGACCAGTCAATGAGATCCCGCGCCACTCCTCACGAGTTGCACCCTGCATGCTCGTAGTTGCAGCAGCAAAGTAGATGTTCTCGAAGATCTCCTGGTTCAGCCTCGTAGCACCCTCGGACGACCAGGGCAGTCGGAGCATCGCAAAGACATCTGCGAGTCCCTGAATGCCGATTCCGATGGGCCGATGGCGAAGGTTAGACCGCTTACACTTTTCGGTTGGGTAATAGGTCTTGTCAATGACAATATCCAGGTTCCGAGCGAGGATGGCAGTATACTTGCGAAGCGCCTCAAAGTCAAAGACCCCGTCCTTGACGAACTTGGGGAGAGCCAGAGACCCGAGGTTGCAGACCGCCGTCTCCTCTGGGGAGGTGAACTCAATGATCTCGGTGCACAAGTTGGAGGACTTGATGGTTCCAAGGTGCTGTTGATTGGACTTGGCATTACACGCGTCCTTATACAGCAGATACGGACCACCAGTCTGAATCTGGGCATCTACTATCATCTGCCATAACTTCTTGGCGGGGATCTCCTTGACTGCGAGGTTCTTGCGCTCATAGCCACAATACAGCTCAACGAACTCATCGCCCCAGCAATCTGAGAGCCCAGGGCACGTATCCGGGCTAAACAAGGACCAATAGGCATCCTGCTCTACACGTTGCATAAAGAGGTCGCAGATCCACAGACCGTAGAACAGATCACGAGCCCGCTCATCGTCACCACCCGTGTTCAGCTTCAGACGCAGGAACTCCTCAATATCGGCGTGCCACGGCTCCAGATAGATCGCAAACGATCCGTTACGCTTGCCACCCTGGTTCACATACTTGGCTGTGTCGTTGAAGACCTTGAGCATCGGCGTCAGACCCGTGGACTTACCATTGGTTCCCTTAATGATTGCATCACGCGCGCGAACATTGTGAACAGACAGACCAATTCCGCCAGCCCACTTGGAGATCTGCGCGCACTCACCCAGCGTATCATAAATACCCTTAATGGAGTCATCCTGCATGTGCACCAGAAAGCACGAACTCAACTGTGGATGCTTAGTGCCCGAGTTGAACAAGGTAGGCGTGGCGTGAATGAAGTATCCCTGCGACAGAGCATCATAGGTCTCCTTCACACGAGGAAAGTCATCACCATGAAGCTGGATTGCCACGCGCATCCACATATGCTGGGGACGCTCACCTGGAAGCATATAGCCCTTCTGTAGGGTCTTGAATCCAAAATAGTCAAACATAGAATCGCGAGAAAAATCAATCATCGCCTGATACTCATTGGGATAGTCATCTGCAGACCGCCAGTACTCATAGGATGCAAGCCCCTCGTTGTATAGGTGATCCACCACATTGAACAAGGATGAATTTGTCAACTTCTGGTGATTATCAATCAGGATACGCGCAGCCAGCTTACCATAATTCGGATGGTAGCGAGCCTGCATCATCGCACATGTCTCGGCAGCAAACTCATCTAGCTCAGATGTCTTAATCCCGTCCTGAATTTGATTGCAGACCTTCTGTGCCACCAAATCAGGGTTCACATGTGCAAGTCCTTCTGCAAGGCGCTGGATTCTAGTCAACACCTCATTAAAGGAAACAGGCACCTTTGTTCCGTTGCGCTTTGTTACATACATATGGTCAGACATCTTCACTACTATATCAACCATCCTTACCTTTAAGCGGGTAAAAGTTAAAAATTGTTTTCGTTTTGGTCCACCGTGTTCCTACTCGTAGTCGCGGAAGGCAATACCGACTGGGAATCGCGGGATTCCGTCCTCTGTGAGCTCCTGGTATCGCACCGTGAGCTTCTTGCCGACATATGACTCGGCGTCATCAAAGAGCTCCGTTCGCTCCTCATGAGTTCCGCGGGGGCGCACGCTGAACTTCTTCTTGTCATCGGTCTCGCAGACCCAGATAACAAGCCCCTTCTCCGAGCCTACGCCATCCGTGAACTCCACGACCGTGAACTCGGCATCCTCAAACTCCTTATACTTCTGCAAGTCCTTGGAGCGAGCCGCAAGCTGGTAGAGCCCGGCCGAGTTGCGGATGATGAGTCCTTCCTTGCCGTCCGCTACGTAGCGATCGTGGAAGCCCTTCAGCTCATCCTTGGTCTGACAGACCTCCGTTGGAAGCCTCTCGACGTGCTCGAACGCCCGTGCACCGTGGAACATGGTCCTGAGTGTCTCGAAGCGATCAGCGAACGGCCTGTCATTCACACAGTCGTATACCCAGTACTTCACCTGGCGCAGAAGCACCTTCTCTGCAGCGTTATGCTTCTTCTTGCGGACGAGTCCGACGAACTGCTGAAAGTTCAGCGTGTCCGAATAGAGCTCACCGTCCAGCACCAGCTCGACGCCCTCGAGGTCAGCGGTGATGTGCTCCATGTCCGGAAACACCTTACCCTGACGGCTCGTCAGCACGCCATTGCGGAAGATGCACCGCACACCATCCAGCTTTGCCTGCACGAAGCAGGGGAACTTGATGTCCTTGCCACGCTTGTGGTAATCGTGCGCCAGCATCGGCAGGATCACCTCGTGTGCGGCCATGGCACCGTCAGAGGCAACTGCCGGCACCTGCGCATCATCGAGGGACTCCGCATATCCCCGGTCTTCTTCTTGTCCCACGTGGACTTCGCCTCCAATGCTGCCTGCTCAGCAGCCGTCGTGGCGTTCTTCTTTCCCAGATTCTTCCCAGCTGTGATCGTCTTCTCATTGACGGTCACTGCTCCACCCTCGTATCCATAGGACACTCGGATCTTCGCTCCAATCACTTCGATGTTCCACACTTGCGTCTTTCCAGTCTTTGACTTGCAGTAGAGAGTAGGGAGTGCCATTTTATTCGTTATCCGCCCACTATTCATACTCTTAAACTCATCAAATCCGTTTTAGACGATCTATTTTGACCGATCTAAAAGGGAGTTACCGCATGCGGGGCTTGAACCCGCGACTACAGAGTTAAAAGCTCTATGCTCTACCAACTGAGCTAATGCGATTTGGTGCGACACGTGGGGATTGAACCCACGACCACGGCCTCATAAGGACCATGCTCTACCACTGAGCTAGTATCGCATTTAAAAATTAGTTTACCGATATCGGGAGTCGAACCCGAGCCAAGGCTGTGAAAGAGCCCTATCCTAACCACTAGACCATATCGGTTGGTGGTGCTACTCGGGATCGAACCGAGGTTCAGAGGTTCAAAGCCTCTTGTCCTGACCACTAGACTATAGCACCGTATGGTTTGTGCTTTTTATGTGTAAGTTTTAGAAGCGAGAGCCGATATCGAACAGAGCTCCGTTGTGCTCAAACGTTGGCCCATGGTTAGCATAGGTTGCACGACCGTAGTGCTCAACATAGTCCCAGTTATTGAGGTCGGCCTCCTCATCGAGCTCCTCATTGGTCCAGACCTTCTTGACATGCACCTTGCGCTTGACAGTGGTCCATCCCTTGGTATCGTCCTCCATCAGAGGAACAGAATCACAGTTATAGGTGTCTCCACCAGGAAGGCGTGCATGATATGCGGGATGGAGCTTACACTGCTCCAGTCGCTGGACATACACCTCGCGCCATTTCATCTGGTTGCGACGGTTCTCAACACTCATCATCTCATTAATCGGGTAGCGCTCGTTTGCCATGGTAGTGAACTTAGAAGAAGACATTGTATCGTAGGGGGTGATGTTTACTGTCTTGAAAGGTTCAAATCCATTTTGGACGATCACTCGGTTTCCTTTGTGAGAAGTTTGACATTGACATGCATGCATTCTAATTCTTTCACAAATACGCTCATTGCATACGGCATTTCAAGAATATCAGCACTTGTATCCAGGCGTCCCTCTTCCCGGTTGAACTGAATCTCAGCCTTGTCCGACCGATCCATAAAACTCTCGTGTAGAAACTTGGACATTCCGTGAGCAATCATTCCATCACGCTCCATCTCACCAATTGCAAGACCGCCACCACGAGAACGCCCGTGGACCGGTTGGTGAGTCATCAGTGTCTTAGGACCTGTAGCACGGTAGTTGATCTTGTCCTCTACCATGTGCTTGAGGCGTTGGTAGTAGATGACACCCATGAAAATATCAGCCTCCATCATTTCACCTGTCATTCCATTGTAGAGAATTTCGTGACCCTGTGGTTCAAATCCCCTGTCAATCATTGCCTGCTTCAGATCCGACACCCTACGAGACATTGTGAATGGCGTAGAATCTACAAAGGCACCAAGGTTAAGACCCATCTTACCGTTTGTGCTCTCAAGAAACTGTCCGATGGTCATACGAGTTGGGATACCGTGAGGGTTGAAGATAATGTCCGGACGCACACCCTTTCGTGTGAACGGCATATCGTATTCGGGGATGAGCTGTCCTACGGTGCCCTTCTGAGAATGACGGGATGCCATCTTATCACCAGGAACCGGAGACCTAGACTCAACAATTCGGATCTTGACACCATTGATAAAAATCTGCTTACGAGTTTCACCTTGTCCCTCCCAACCACCTGGCATTGAGTAGCGATAAATGCCATCTACACGCCCATGTTGTCCACGCTTGGGAAGCTCAGATGCATCACGCCAGCCCTTTTCCCCACCATCCTTATCTGTGATCGGAGTCACAATACCGACCAAGACGGTCTTGTCATCTACGATAGAGCCGAGCTTAATGATTCCGTCATCATCTAGCATTTCATAGGAGACATCCTCCTTGCGCTTCACAGATTCGGCATACTTGGGATTCTTCACAGGATTTGCATAGAGGGTGCTTGATGGAATGCTTGGATCAATGATAGACTCCTTGATGTCGTATGAGTGGAAGTAGTGAGTCCTGAACATTCCGCGTTCCAAAGCGGTCTTGTTAACAATCATGGAATCCTCCTGATTGTGTCCACCGTAGGTTGTGAAGGCTACGATCACGTTCTCTCCATACGGCATGCATCCACCCGAACCCATAATTTCACGATACATCCAGTTGTGGGACAACGGCTTCTGAGGATTGACCGTTGTGCTTGCAATCGTGTCAAATCGCTTGGTGTAGTTCGTGTGATACCACGAACATGCCTGCTTCTGCTGAGCAATTGCAAAGGCATTACGCGTGCCCGGATTGTGATCGGAAAAGGGAACCAGGTTTGCAATGGGCGACATGCAAAAGGACATGTGAATCTCGGACCGGAGCCTGTTATCAAACGGCGTGAGAGAGAAGCGAGAGACACCTGATTCACGTGCATCCACAAAGTCCATTAAAGCAGTCAGTCCCTTCCAGTCCTTTGCAGCCAACACCATGGCCATGTCCACACCCTCACGATAGACAGGACGAACCGGACGACCTGCATCGCATGTAATCCAGTACTCATTTGCAAGTCGGTTCCATGCAAGAGATACGTCATACCGGAACACGCCGGTGCGCCGTGCAGTCATCATCTTCACATGGAGCTCTTCTGTATCGCCGATGCAAAGTCCCACTAGATCCGAGTTGACATACACACGGGTCCAGAACGGCATCCAACCTGATGGGTGAACATCTTCAATAGGACGAACAAGTTTCGTATCAAACAATGCCTTGCGCACAATTGATGTCGGGAATGCAGTGGACACCTTTGCAAGAATTGCCAGAGACTTGATGTGACCGATACTGGATCCATCGGGCGAATCCGTGGGGCATGTCAGACCAAACTGAGACGCATACAAGCGACGAGGAGGGGCGGTGTTCATGGAGGGCTCAATCTGCAGGGCTGTGCGACGAAGCTGAGACAGATAGCCAACATAGGAAAGACGAGACAACTCCTGGGCAATTCCATCACGACCTCCCCATTGTCCCTTGAAGGACTTGACAAACTCGTTCATCATCCGATACTGCTTCCAATAGGCACCCACCGTCTCTCGCTCAATCAGACCTGTGAGCTTACGACCCTCGTATGCTTGCTTCTCATACTGAATTCGCGAGTCCATCTTTAGGAGCATCTCCTTGGCAACCTCGCGGTAGATACGACGAAACTCTTGGAACATCAGATCACCGGACGTGTTGAAACGCTTGAACTCAATATTATCACGATCCGAAGGTGGAGTCCGTTCAAGCGACACATCAATCGCCATCTTGACCATCTGACCTAGAAGGTAGGCCTTACGACGGAACAGAGTGCCGGGATTCTCGGATGTAGCTACGTGAGGAAACAGTAGCGAGTAGATATTCTCAATCACTTCGGACTTGTATTTGCGCTTTGTGCTCTGCTCTAGGATTTCAAGATCTGTCCGATTGTTCAAGTGGCGCTTGTGACTAAAGACAAGTTGAGCAAAGGTATCGTCGTATGCAAGTCGGTCCTTATCCGGAACCCCTGCAAAAATGGTCTCGTAAACATCACGATCCGACGTCAGACCCAGAGCAGCAAATACGCTAAAGATTGGAACGGGCTGTTGAAATCCAGGAAGCTGAATCACGCAAAGTCGGCGATCACGACCCAAGTGAGGGGGACCACCACCCTTCCTGGGATCTTCTTCAAACTTGTTCTGCGAAGGCAGAATCAGGTAGTGCGACGACGGACCCTTACTTCCATCCTCTGACATCGACTTGATACCCACATAGTACTCATTTGGCTCTTCAAACCCAAATCCAGTGGAAAGACCTGTTTCTTCTGTATCTTTGACGGTTGACTTCTTGCGGGTCCCCGCATACATCATGTTATTTCCAAGAAGCTCCTGAGTCAGAAGAACACGTTCCTTGCCGTCAATCACAAAGTATCCTCCAAGCTCATACTTACACTCTCCTACCTCGTATCCGTCCATCGCCGTCAAGTAGCAGTTCTTGCTCCGAAGCATTAGTGGAATCTGACCAATGACAATGTTCTCAAATGTCTTTGTTTCCGGATTACCCTCAGGGAACACAAACTCAAGCTCAATATCGGCCTTGAATGTCAGGGAGTAGCTCGTATTGTCCAGACGGCATGCATGGGGAACAATCGGTCCACCGTGTTCGTCCACAGGGGCTTCAAACGAAATCTTGGATCCATCCTTTCCACCAATGTAGACACGAATGTATCGCTTGTCTGACAGTTCAAGTTGATACGGATTTGAAACCTTAACGAGAGTCGGAATACTTGTTTCCAACAATGCGTTGAAGGATGCAAGGTGATGATCAACAAGTGGAAAACTTGTGTCTCGGAATAAACTCCTCAGCACGTGTCGGGGTGCCTCCATTGTGTTTCAGGGCAGTAAGCATTTTCTCTGGAAAGACGAAGAAGGAGTATGTGGAGTGAAACTCGACGCCCTGAGTTTCTCAATCAAGTAGTTGGACATACCGACGTCAAGGATCGGCTTTCTAAGTATTTGACCACAAAACCCTATACGTCGGTTCTCCTTCTTCACGGACCGCCTGGAATAGGAAAAACAACCATGGCACTTGCATCGGTTCGTTCAGCTGGAATGGAGCCGTTAGAAATTAACGCAAGCCAGTCCATGCGAAGCCACGAAGACGTATCCAACTTAATTAATTCATGCCGGTATACACGGACGATTTCATCCCTCATTCGAGGAGATCAAAAAACCATGTGTTTAATTTTAGATGAAGTAGATGGCTCCGATCCTCACGCACAGCGAAAGCTAACAGAGTGGATGACGGGTGATGAACGCCGGATTCCTGTCATCATGACTTGCAACGAGGTCCCAAGGATCGTTAAGAACAAGGACCAGGTAGAGTTGGTTAGATGTTTTCCACCAAAGCCCTCAGATCTACAGGTTCTATTTCCAAGAGAAGATGTGACAGAACTTGCCAAACGATTCAAGCACGATGTTCGTCGGATTCTTCAGTATCTTCAGTATGGTCAATCGGATACCCTACCGGCATCCACTCGCCCAATGGATTGCTCGCCCGAGGTGGCGTACTTATTGGGTCAGAAGATGTGGGTGCGGGATGATCCACTGTTCGGATGTCATGGCGACACATTGGGCAAAACACACTCCGCGTGAACCACTCTGCAATACAGTTGTTGTGAAACACGTGTCCACAGTGAGTGATACGAGTTCCAGACTCCATCAAGGACTCCTGACAGATTGAACAGTTTGTGTCTGTCGGAGGAACGGATGTTATTGCGGTAGCCCTCGTAATCTGCGCAGCCGTTGGACGCACAACAATTGGATCATTCCACCCGGCAGGGACTGTGATCGGAATTGTAAAGGTTGCGGTGTTATTACCTGAAGCCATGTACATTCGCAGGAGCATCAGTGTTGTAGCCGTGTTCCTCTGGTGAAATGCAACCAGACTCTCTCGATCGGTCGATAAAAAACGTAGTGCTTGCAGGAATGCGCGTTCTGTCTCAAGCATTGAATTCAAGACGTCTAGGACGTCTATTTCGCTCATTGAATTCTTTACGACGTGAATACGTAAGCCTCTTACTTGCGGACAAACATATCCATCGGTCCCCTGACTGCAGCCTTCACCATCTTGTTCAGAATCGGCGATCCTAAGAACATCATCGCATCCAACTGATCCTCCTTCTTCTTCAGCGTGGCTAGCGTAGCCTCCTCCTCGTCCTTGAGCTTCTCCATGAACCGTGCATACATTGCCTTGTAAGATTCCTTACTCGGAGCCTTATAGCCGTCCAACTGCTCAATGCAAAGCGCGAAGAGCTGTGCCACTGGATTCTGGATCTGGTTTGTGATGTAGAAGTTGACATCGGGCTTCAGCTTGTTTGCCCGCACGAAGTCCACGTGCTCAATCCGATCGCCCTGCTTTGCTTTCTGCTTGTTCTCATCCACATAGACGAACTGCACTCGGTCGCCCACCTTTGGAGCCGTGCCTGGATCACGGGCCTCCATACGGTTTGCCAAGACACGGTGGGCTGGTAGAGTAGCCTTACCCTTGTAGTCCTCCTCCATCGCAGCATAGTCGTCGCGCAATGACTTGCTGAGAATGAACTTCTCAAGAGGCAACTTGTTCTCCAGAATCTTGATGAGCATATCCTTCACGAACTGCTGGGCCTTCTTGATGTCTCGCTCCAAGAGGAGGACATCTAGAGCTCCACCAAACACGTCCTTCACAATCGGTGCATTGTCTCGGCGCTTCAGGACAACACCCATGGACATTCGCTTTGCTTTCGCGGGATTCGGATCCTCCTCATACTTCATGCCAACGTATCGCTTGCGACAGAAGAGGATGAAGGGATAGAAGGTCTTCTCATAGGCGATCTTGTAGGGCTTTCGCATTTGTCTTGAGATGCTGACTCCACAGTCGATCCCCATTCGTATTGACTCGGCGACGTCTTTGGTAGGGAACTTGACGAAGATGGAGTCTGTGTCTCCATATACAACGTCGCCTCCAAATTCGCTTTCGGCGACCCTTCGGGCGAACTGGAGAGCTCGGCGCCCAGCAGCGGTCGTGCATGCGGCGACGAACATGTTGCGGATGGGAGAGGTCCGAGCCCCTGCCTGTCCATAAATGGAGTTTGCGACCACCTTGTAAGCAAGCTGAGCACCATTAAACACAGATCGCTGAGCTTCGTCATATTGTAAATCCTCCATCTTCTGTTTGAACTCCTTTCGCTTCTTCAACATGATCTCAAGGGTCTTGGGCAAAACACCCACCGTCATTGGGTTGTCATTCGGCTGAACGAACACACAGACGGTCTTGCCTCCGGTCTCCTTGTTGTCGTAGTCGATCTCCTCAAAGACATATCCCTTCTCTTCAAGCTCGGCGATCCATGCCTTGATCTCCACCATCTTCTCCTTGGGCGGATACACTAGAAACCCCTCACTCGTGTATTCCTTGGTATACACGATCGTGTCAGGCGACAGATTGTAGGCAATCATGTTCGTCGGATAGAGCGAGTTGAAATCCAGAACTGATACGGGTTGGTCCAGATACATGCCGATCTTCGGTGGAAGCACGATCGCACCCTCGTAGGCAATTCCGTCTCCAGGAATGGACTCCTGTGTCCGGATGATCTGATCACGCTGAGATGCGTAATAGACAACTGCCGAGAAGATCTTAATGCCCTGTCCACGAGTCAAGACGAACTGCATAGGAACCTTGCACACATCTGCCATTCCACGCGCATTAACAATCGTATCCAGCTTGCCCATCAAGGTAGCCACTAGATCGCAATCCTGAATACAGTAGCGAGCCACACGAGCCCGCCCCTCAGGACCACCGTGCCGATGGAGCTCAAACATCTCCTGTGGAGACACATCGTCCTTAGAGAAGGACCACTCCATGTGCTTCATCTCCTCAGCTGTAAAGTCCGTGAACAGAATCTCATCGCACTTAATCTTGAATCCACCCTTCTCCACATCATAGACCTCAAACTTCTCACCGTCGTAGACAGGATCGTTCGTGTTTCCAACCAGCTCAAATCGCACGTAGTTTCCATTACGAAGACCGCGGGTGCTCTTAGTCGTGATGTGGTTATCAGAATACTTGACGACCTTGTCGCGCAGGAACGTGAAGGCTACGTTGTCCAGCTTGAAGTTATCCAAGTTATGCTCCCGACGCATGTTCAGCAATAGGTCAATCCCAAGCCGACCACGGATCGTCATGTAGCGAAGATCAAACTTGCCGGCAGCCAACTCAGTCTTCTTCGTCTCAAACTTCTTGTCGCCCCACTCATCTGTCTTCTTGCGAGCTAGCTCAAACTGATCCTCCAGACCCAGAGCCTTCAAGCGCCCCTCAATATAGGCGTCATCAAAACCAAAGATGTTGTAGCCACACAAGATATCGGGATTACGAATCCGAATCTCCTCTGCAAACTGGAGAAGCATGTCTGCCTCTGTCTCGCAGGATACGAACTCAACCGTCTCGTCCCCCGAGTCAGCGCACTCGCCAAGAACAAACACCGTTCGGGCCGTTGGCGTGATCATGTCCGTTGACCTCCGATACGACACGCCGATCTGAATGATCGGATCCTTTGAAGCAACTGGAAACTGGTTTGAGTCGCCTGCGGGGCACATCTCTAAATCGTAAGATGCCACGAGGAGTGGAATGTTTGCATCGCACGCCTCCACATCCTTGTAGTTGGACGTATAGAAGGCATCTACAAAGTATGTGTCCTCTCCCTCGCTGTCAGTGGGAATGTCAATCTCAGTTGCCTTGGCAAACTTTAGAGGCGACGCCGGACCCAGGTGCTTCTCGTGGAAGAAGCGCAGGAATGGAGGCAAGTTACTCTCGTATTGCATTCCCTTGACCACCTGCTTGGCAGCCTTGAAGGTAGCCAGCGTCTCACACTCCACCGTCCACACATTTGCATGCTTGATGTCGTTGAATCCACCCATCGTATCATACTTCTTGATCTGTCGAATGACAGGAGGAATGTTCTCGCTAAAGTTCTTGCTGAGCTTGAAGGCATACTCCTCTTGACCCTTCTTGGGTCCAAACTTCTGAACCCACTTCTTATTGGAGGCTTCGTAAATGAGGCTCGTATCTGGCTTCTCAGATGCGTAGAAATATGGCTTGAAGCCAGTCAGTCGGACGCATACAACCGTCTTATCTTCACATCGTCCGAAGACGTCAATCACGTAGGCTCCGTTCACGTCATGTTCATGCCAATCGATAGGTTGGAGAATCATTTCAGGCTACTTGTATTCTATCTAGGAGGTTCCAAGTCCATTTTTTCTGTATCTCAAGGAATCCAGTTGAATGGTATAACGCGCCTACACGTATTCGGTCGGACCAGTATGATATCGCAGCAAAGCAGGTTGGAAATACGGACACGCTCACCCGTCAGACAACAGGAATGGAATCGGCGTGCTCTGACAGCTTCAACCCTGCATCTGCAATGGCTGATCAGCCTGGATTTATCGCCAAGGGTGGCTTCGGTCAGCCGGGTGGTGGATGCGCTGTGGACACAAACACCGAGCTGAAGTGGGGTATTCCTGGTGCCTGGCGCCAAAAGGGTAAGCACGAACTCTGGGCGCGCCCATTCTCCACAACACCCGATCTCGGTGGTGGAGATCCGACAGCAGTGAACGACGAATCAAATCTTATCCACTCTGCATCTATCCGCAACCGGAAGGAGGCAAATTCAATCATGGATCAGGCGATCCCGAACTTTTACCAGCCTCTGATCGATATCAAGCAGTCCGAATACTCCAACCCAAATAACTGGATCTACGACTGGACGCGCGGTGGAGACGCCACACGGTTAGTTCAGACAAAACGTGTTGATGTATCCTAATAATGAAGGTTCTCTTTTTCGCGGGTCGTATGCCCGATTTATGCGGGGCTTTTCTCCACGATATTGACCTTGGAATTGAACTTCAAAAGCGTGGTCATGAAGTAACTTTTATGGCTCTTGAGGTTCCGAAGGAAGGTGTAAACGGAGGCATGTATCGTGGATTTCGATTTATGCACTACACTGCAAGTAGCACGTATCTAGATTCAAGTCAAGTATGGATATGTCCTCACGCACCCGCCCTACCCGAAGTTCGTAGGATTAATGCACGTGGTTATAATCGACCTATCGTCGCAACGTGTCATTTTGATGGAAACTATCAGGCGATCATGCGAAACAACCCCGGTCGAAATATTCGATGGACCGAGATGCTGATGTTTGTCAATACAATTATGGAAACAAACTATCGTCAAAATATTGTGCCATGGCCACCAAACATTCCTAAGACAGCCACAATTCGCCCTATTCTTCATGAAAGCAAACTTGCAATTAATGAACCATTCCAAGGTGAGTATATAACCCTTGTCAACGCAAACCAGAACAAGGGTGTTATTCAATTTGTGGCAATTGCCGATGCAATGCCCGAGCGAAAATTCTTAGCAGTCACTGCATATTACGGAGGATATGCAGACCAACATACCCCTCCGCCCAGACCCGTTCACAATAATATTCGATGGGTTCCCTTTGAAGATGATGTGCGGGTGATTCTCAAACAAACTCGGATTCTGTTGATGCCGAGTTACTATGAGAGTTTTGGGCGCATTGGAATTGAAGCGATGTATAATGGCATTCCAGTTATCTATTCTAAACCCGATCCTAAACCCAAGACATCGGGTGGTAGCTCAGAAGGACTCCATGCCTGGATCTCTCCCGTTGGAATCCCATGCACACGAGATGCAATCAATGAATGGGTCGATGCTATCAAATCGTTGGATGATGAAACCTCGTATTCAACAAAATCAGAAGACTCTAAAGTTCATGTGAGGAACATGGATCTCTTCTCCGAACCAGCTCGAATCGCTGATATAGTTGAGTCCTTCACACGTGAGCACCCCGTTCAGGTTCGGACTTCACAGCGTCCGTCTCAGGTACAGTCTTTAGATCAACCACTTCGTGAGATGTCTGCGGCGCAGATTCCAGAGGGGGCTGGTCTAGGGTTTTCGAATGGGCGACTGAGAATACGGCGTTAACCTTATCTTGAAGCCATCGACCCCGAGCACAAATCGCAGCCTGTTCCTCGTCTAGTCCATGATCCACCTTCGGCTTGGGAGGGATATATTTAGCCCCCGAAGTAACTGGGTTCGGAGGCATCAGCGCCTCAATTGCATCCAGAACCGTTTCATGAGCTACGAGGATCTTCTCAGCTTCCTCTCGTGTGCAACCAGTCATGTGTTGGACCATATCGATGTCGTTCATCTTTTTCTTGTTTAGTTGTAATACCTGAAGATGCGTTTTATTGAAGACCTCTGCCCACCTGCCCTGTTGTATGCCATTTTTCTTGCCATTCAACTGGGTTTTGATGCCTCCCTTGGACTCTGGGCTACATTTGTGATCAAGCTGATCCTGGGCATTGCGGTTGTTGTCGTCCTCGACGTGTTCTGTGGCGTCGGTCTGGGAGTTGTGTCATGGTTCCTGGTTGCAGCCCCGTTTATCATTACATCCCTTGCTACAGCAATCGCAATGGGCAGTGAGTTCGACACAATCGTTCTTTCACAGGTAAAGAAGGAGGGATTTGTGTCCAAGAAGGACAAAATGGAATTGATCCCGGCAGATTCAAATGAGATACAGTAAAAAATGAGTCTCTTCTGCGCAATTCGTATCTACAACGGTATCTGCAAGTTCATTGATTGGGTCTTTCCAGCTGCGAAGAACAATAATATCTCATACTACATTCTCTCCGACGAGTATGACCAAGACGAGGTTGACGACTTGAAGCGTGTTCCGGAGGACGCGATCTTTATTGAGGAGTGGGAGAAGGATGACGTGAAGAAGTGCAACCTCTTCTATGAGGGTGAGGAGATTGTGCGCCGTCGGTTCAATCCATTCACAGTTGAGCCGTATGTTCCCTGGCTCTGGATCGGAGACAAGAAGACCGAGGTTGACCTCACGACTGCAATGCAGAAGTATATGGTTGTCGGCAATGTGATTGCACTCGATCTTATCCTCCATCTCATTCAGGTCCACCACGACACCGAGATCGTCTATATCGACGCTCGGACGCTTGAGGAGGTAAAGTTTCCAGCAAAGGGAGTAAGTATCCAAGCCATTCATGTGGCAAATTCCAGGTAATTCATTCAAAGTAGCCGAACGGTATATTCAACTTCGTAAAAAATGCGCCCCCGAGTCATGGGCAGATACATTCGCTCTCATTAGCGACATGATCATCATGCCAACAATAATCTTATTTTTACTTTTTCTTCATGTAGCCGATCCAATGACAATTGCAACAACGTTTCTTAAAACATACCAGGTCTGGAGAGACTATACTGAATATATTGATCTTCGATTCCAAGTTCAGTCAATGTTCGTCCATTGTCAGGCCGTAGGTGGACCGTTCATTACAACGAATAATCCACTGTATATGCCCTATGTGTTTGCGGATGCAGTTGAACGCACAAATCTACCTACCAAGTAATGCACGCGTGGAACGAACTGTTTGACGGAGTGTACTGTATTAACCTACCTACTCGGCCCGAGCGTCGCATAACGATGCAGCGCCGATTTGATGAAGCTGGAATTAACGTAGAGTTTGTCAACGGACTTCCTGCTGTATTTATGAAGAGGTATTGGGAGCTCAAGAACAAATATGATGGAGCCGATATTCAAAACCACTATCACATTGCATGCGCACTTGCTCATTGCTCAGTGTATGCACTCGCTCTTGCACGAGGACAGAAAAAGATCCTTGTGCTTGAAGACGATGCTAGGATTCACATCAAGAGTGATGAAAATACCCGCACTTTCATGAAGAATGTCCCATCCAACTGGGATCTTTTGTATTTTGGATACATCCCTCTCTCAGAATGCATGTCCTATTGGAGGTATAGTTTAATGGATCCTCATGTAGTTTCGGATGGAGTTGTAAAGGCAAGTAACTTATGGTTATGCCTTTCATATGCAGTCAATGAGACAATGATGAATCATATGATTAACGTATATGGAGCTGAAATGCCAATGGCGATTGATAACTACTATGTTCGCGTCATTCAGAAATCAACCGAGTTTAATAGCTATGCAGTCACGCCTCAGATTGTAGCAACCGAGGATGGAGCATCGGATACAGATGGAGGCACCCAAAATGGTGTTAAATCAGTTGATTCTAGATATGCAAGTTATCAAGAGTATCGAGCTTAGCGAGTTCCGGTGGGGATCGCAAAGTCACCGCCCGGAGGCAGGTTGGAGGGATAGCCGGTCTGGTTTGCAAGACCACGCGCTCCATCACCCGTGAATCCATATCCAACGTTTGCTACCGAACCACCGCCACGCATCGACCGACGGCGAGTGCGACGACCAACCTTCTTACCCTTACGGAACCCGAGGTTCCTTGTGGACCGTGACTTGCGACGACGTCCACCGATCGGCCTGTATGCAGCGCCATCTGGAACCGATGTCATATTAGGCACAACTTCCATAGCTCCAACCGAGATCGGCTTTCCAAATCCATATCCGTTGCCACCACGCATCTTACGCGAACGACGGCGACGACCACCAAAAGGAGAAGCTCCGCAAGTAGACATTTACTCTGTGGCAGGAAGATGTTCTACGAACACCCCGATACTTCCTGGAATGCCATCATACTGCTCGTATCCTCGGATATGGCATCCAACGGGTGCATCGTCAATGGTAGTCAGTGCTACCAAATCGGGCTGATGAAACAGATCAAGTAGATTGGCAATCCGCTCCTGACGTTGTGAAAAACTTAACACGTCGTGAACTCGGAATCCATTCAAGACCACGAGATCGTAGACCACATAGCTCTTGGGCGCCAGTCGAACGACTCGAAAAATGGTGTCACAACAGAGTCTCTCATCCATGACCAGAGCCAGTCGCTCAGTCCGGTCTCCTTTCGCATCAGTGAAACATGCGTGGGCATTTCCTTCTTTATCGTGAGTTAAAAAAATCCACCCCGGAGTTCCGCTAATTTGAGGCACCTGACATGGGTCCGAGATTGGGTTGCCCTTCCTTACCAGCGGAGACAGCCGATAAGAGACTTTCATACGTTGGAACATTAGCAGACTGTGTCTTAACTTCTTGGGGCGGTTCGCTGAAAGTCGGTGCCGAAGGGCGCGCTGGACCCGGGTCACGCGTATCCACAGGCGGTGGAAGTTTTGTGGTTACCAGAGGAATGTCCGGAGCCTGAGGAGGAGCCGGTGCTTCGACCACTGGAGGCGGGGGTGCCACAACAATGGGGGGCTGAGCCTGAACGGGTCGTGGCGGATACATTGTTTTTACAACATGGAAGACGGCAACATGAATGAGTGCGAGAAGGAGAACGGTAGAGGCCCCGACTGAAAGGATGTTCCAAACGTCCATTTACATAGTCCAGACCTTTTCTAAGCATACAACAAACCGCAATGTCTGATACCGCCACCGTCCCCGAAGTGAAGACTGAAGAGGTGAAGATTGAAACAAAGGTAGCCGAGGTTGTCGCCTCCGTTGTCCCCGAGGCGATGAAGGCCGATGTTGAGAAGATCGTTAAGGATGTCCTGAAGGCAGCTATCAAGGAGCTCCTGGATGAGCTCAGGAAGTCTCCCCTTGGAAAGCTGGACAAGGATGGAGATGGCGTCATCTCTGTCTCCGAGGTTAAGGAGGTCGTTACCGAGCAGGCTCAGAAGCTGGGCTGCGCTCCGGCATGTACGATCTCCTGAAAGAACCACGTAACATCCCCCACCGTCTCCTTCCATATCCGAGGCGATGCAGAATACAATGTAAGAGTTACGGGCTCAGTATGATACACCCTTGAAAGAACATCAACTACATGTGGTCGATTAAAAAAAGAGAAGGATTCATCAGATTCAACCTGAATCACCTCAAGTGTTTTCTCAAACTCATTATACCTTCCAAACCCGGTATAGAGATACCTGGTTTCGTATGTAGTTCCCTTTTGACTTGAGTAAGGTGCTGGAACTTTATTTGTGATAAAGAGCTTCATTACTTAAGAACAACCGTGTTTGCGAAAATGATTGGAAGCAGGTCCTCGTCATTCACCGTAGCCGAGTGCATGTATCCGACCACCTCCGTCAGCTGAGTATGAATCGTATTCCACTTTGCAGGGTCATTCACATACTTGGTTGTGCGAGTGCGAGCATCAGGGAAGACCTCGAACAGCTCAGCCTCCTTTGCTCCAGACAACTCCATATAGACTCGCATCTGAATCTCATCATACAGAGGCACCTGTGGCCACCAGCGAGTGCGTGCCTTAGAATCCACAATACGCTGATGCTCCTCTACGTATCCATCTGTGCGACCAATCAGTCTCCATCCATTATATAGCTTCTTAAACGTCACTGTGTTCCGGTCCTTAACCTGAACCTTGTTCTCATCCTCGTAGGTATTGAGAATGCTGTTCTCGTTGTTAAGACCCCGCTTCTTCTGAACGGCACCACGAACCTCCTTTGCTACGAGCTCCTGAACAGTCTCCGGTAGCTCCGAGTGGCGAAGGTCAATAATCATTGCTGCCTTCTTCTCCACATCTTCAAGGATGCCGGAGATATCTGTCTTACCTACACACGCCTGGATTCCATTCGCAATAAGGTCCTTGACTGCCTGTGTATAGAGAATATCATTCTTCACCTTGGAGAGTGCCTTGCGATTCTCGTCAGACTCAATCTTTGCCATACGAATCTTAGTCGGAAGATGCTTTGAGAGGAGATCATACATCACCTCGTTTGGCTGTTGGTAGGGATTGAGTCCGATGAGTGCAGCGACCTTGGAAGCAGAGATTTCGGGATTGAAGTTTGCCATTGTAACGAGTGTTGTTCTCTATTTACAGAAGATTGGATCCATTTTAGACATGGAGAATAGAGTATTTAGATTTTATAATCTACATCAAAATAAATGGTTTCATATCATGAACTGGTCACTTGAGATCATAAAAACAGGAGATAAACGTCAACGATACATGATAATGAAATACGGCTCTGATTTTTTCTTTTAAGCAAAGCTCTTCTGCATTCGCACAATTGCGTCAATCCATCCGGGCATTCCCTGAAGAACATTTGAAACAGCAAGTGTATTTCCTGATACAGGCGTTGCATCAAATGTAGTGCCCTCGCATACAATCACGATGGCTGCAATCAATAAATGTTGCTTTGATTTAGCTTCTGAAGGACTCCACCGCAGACAATACATCTTATAGAGGATGTCAATAACTGGGCGCGCATGTGCTTGGGTCTGCTTTCGGACAACGTCCCAAAAGATCCAGACGGGATGAGCTCCATGGGGTTCTGAAACAAATTCATCGAATCGGTTTGCAAAGATGAGGGCTTGCTTAGTATGCTTTTTGTGTTCTCGGCAATATGCGAACACCCAAGACATCCAATACAAAGCCCGGGTGACGTCACGAACATCTGATCGTAGGGAGTAAGCAAATTCATTGATCGGCACTGCAACCGGTAAGGGGTCGGCAGGACGGATCGCGATTTGACCAAACAGCCTAGAAGGGGCCTTGAGATGTTCTTGAATGGTCTGAGGGTCAAAATCATGCAAAGGCTTGATTGTTGGAAGAGATGGCAATTTATTTTTGCGACACGTGGCGAGAGTGGCTGCCACCTCACAGACAATCTGCCGAACATCAGGATTGTTACGAATAAATGTCATAGTTCCCACTGTAAAGACCTGTTCAATCGGAGCATATCGCTCGTAGGCAGATGCCAAGTATACAAAGACACTGGGATTCGCGCGGTTGATGTGAAGTGCAGCCGCATCAAAGAGAGTAGCCCATAAACTATGCACGAGTCCTGAACACAAAAGTTCAAGTGTCCAGTAGCATGCATAATCTGCATGACCGAGTTGCACGTTTTGAAGGAGAACCTTCACGACGTGTGACCTTGGATGACCACAGAATGTTGTTTTTTGAAAATCAGCGACAGTACGCGGGTCGGAAACCTCCATTACCTTTGTAACGGGGGAGAAGCAGGTGTGCTAAACGCAGATCGCCGGCGGATGATGTATCGAACAATAAAGACAATCGCAATAAGTGTTGTAAGTGCGATCAGCCAATTCAGAAGAGAGTTGACCCATGACCCAGCCTGTTGTGCCGTTACAATCTGCTTCTTTTTATCCATGTTTATTTGGTTTCTGACGTTTTCAATTTGCTTCTCAAATGCGGACACCGAATATTGGAGATCATCTTCAACAGACAACACCTTATCCTTGACGCCGTTCACAATATCAATGGTCGACTGTTGCTGTCCAATTTGACTATCTAGATCATTGCGCTTTGCAATAAGGGTATTCACGACCGGCTGTGCTTCAATACTTGCAATACGTTGCTTTTCCTCTTCAACCCACTTGTCTCCCTTGATCAAGGTGTAATAACCAACACGTGCTTGCATATATGCATCGGGCGATTGATCGCGAGCATTTTCAGCCAATTGAAGCTTGTCGTATGCTGTCTTGATTTTTACTGCCTTGTTTACATTTGCATCGGCCACTGCAAATGCAGCATTAAACCGGTCAATCTCTCTTTGGTATATGCTTGCGTTCGGTAGTTCTTTATAACTAAACGGCGGACCTGGTTTCTGAATTGCTGGGACGGGAAGAACAGGAACGCTAATACTTGCATCACCCGAATAGACACAGGACAGAACGCCCTTGTCTCCGATTCGTAGCTCATAGTTTTTCTGAGCTGGGCATGGGATAACACATCCTCCAAACCCAACCGGGGAGACTATAAATTCAGAAGGACAGTTTCCCATTATCTAGTGCTTAGATAGATTCCAGTTGACGTTCCTACACAGAGAATGATAAATACAAGTCCCGAAGCATATTGTCCTGGAACAAGAAGGAATGCAATCAACGCAAGAAGGATTGTGAACAGGGCGGTTTGGATTACAGCCATGCTGGGTTGTTTCAGTATCTTCTCGCGCTCTTGTTTGATTGGATTGGGCTGAACCGGAGGACGAGGAAGTTTCATCTTATCCGATGCCTGTTTGATTTTCTTGCCCGCGTCTGAGACTGCACTGAATCCCGCATATTCGGATTTGATTCGTTCATACTCTCGGGTTGCCATTGCTGAGTTTTCTTGAAAAGGGGCGGTCGACGAAATGTTCTTCAATGCTTCAGCTATACGTCTGCGCTCTTCTGCATAGATTGGTTGTTCCCTCTTGTCTGGACCTGGCATCGGGAGGTTCTGAAGACGAAAGCTCTTTGAGTTGTCTGTGAATAGAACACACTTATCGATAACAGGCGGACCCTGTTCTTGTGCATATTTAAATCCCGCTGGACACTTCATCCTGCATGTCATAAATCCTTGATCAAAATCTGGTGGACACGTTGACGGACCTGCTCCCATTGTTTAACGGTTGGGAATATAAGACTTGAATGCTCCAAGGATTGGCATGATTGTCCTCGCATCGCGCGAGGCCTGCATATCCCGCCACCCGAGAAGGTTAGGACTTGCAGCCTGATTCTGAGACTGATAGGGAGCTAGCGTAGATGCCATGCGGATAAAACGAGTGTGCTCGGATGCATCACCAACCATTGCACGGCGCACAGGGGGGTTTACCTGACCATAGGGAGAAGTAGGCATTTTGTTTTAGGGACGAGAAGATAATGGACGAGTTCTCAAACCTATTGCGAATCTACAAAGATAACTACTCTGCCTATAGGGTTTCGGGCAATATAGCCCACAAAACCGCATATGAATCGGCACTCTCAATGATCAATAAAAAACTTGAATCCTCACAGAGACGGCTTGCTGATGATGGAGCATACATTCAAACCTTCTTGGACCGGTATTCGGATGTCAACCCAAGAATTGATGAACTTCAAAAGAAATCTCAGAATATTCAGAAAATAGGACCTGCGCTTCAGAATGAGTTTGAAGTTTCAAAGCGCCTTAATGCAGCGCCCCAGGTTCAGCCGATTAATGAGTCTTACCTGTATGTGAAGGGAGCCATTGTCATCGGACTGCTCGTGATTGTTGGAATCGTAGGAGCCTTATAACCTCCTTTCCACATAAGAACAAAAAAGAAGATCACAGACACAATTGCGAGACCGATTGCATACCAGAAAAATACAGCGTTAAATTTCACTTCTTGGTGTCCTCGTAACGCCCTAAGAGTAGCAACCTGGTCGCGTTCATCGACTAGATTATTATAATCTTTTTGCACACTCACAAGCTTCCTGACAAGCTCATCACGATGACGTTCGATATGTCCGGCGTCTTCCTTGACCTTTGCAAGTTCGACCAACATCGCGTCAAGGAGCGCCGATAACTCCTTGTTCAGCTTTTTGATTTGATCTATATTTGGATTATTCGAGGCAATCAACGCATCGTATTCTTTGCGCTTTAGCACGTAGCTCCGTTCCAGGACATTCATTACTACTCGGCAGCATTTACATCTTCAACGCAGTGCCGATAATACAAACTGCGCCCCGCAGTGTCTGAGTGGCGAGTCACCTCAATGATATCACCCGGGATCGCCCCGATCCACTTCACCATCGTATCCTGTGAATCGATTGCCGGCAGGGGCTCTGGGGACGAAATCTTATACAACTCAAAGATCTTCGTCTTCTCCTCCTCCGACAGAATACGATGAGGCATGGCCATCCGGTGAGTCGTGATGTCGAACTGAAGTTGCCAAATATGGAAGAAGGTCAGGCGCTTCTTTGCATGGGACTTTGCAAGACGCAGAACGTTCTCTGAAGGGGCCGACATGGCTACGATAATTACACCCGTCGTGTGTCCGTTCTCCTCTGCAAATGCAAGGATATTGGTGATGTCGCCTGCGAGGACCTTATCCTTCTGACTGAAGCAGACAAGAATTGTTCCGATTGTGTACAGCGTCACCTTCTCCATCTTCTTGGCATCGGTTGTAACTCTTTCTGTAGCTGTGTCAAGCTTGCGACGCCCAAGCATAATACGAAGAGTAGAAAGTGCGGTTTCCTCCATTGTGTCTCCTCTTCCTTACTGGTTATGTCATTCGTTTTTTTCGGGCAGATGAACAATGAAGCAGTGGCTCTGGTTTTTAGTTGCTATTGTGGCCCTTGCATTTGTCATGAAGATCCTCCCGGGAATGGAAAAGTTTTATGGCGGATCGCCTGAGTCCAAGTTCACGGACATGAGTCAACAGAAGCGCGCAATGGCACTTGAGGACTCGTCGTATTCGCAAAGAACCAATCACTTTGTCCAAAGCAATGACGTAGGTGAAGCGCCCGGTATGACAACGCCGTGGCAGGTGAACCGGTGGAGTTCAAAGCTTTAACAGCCGTAGCAGGAAGAACTAATGAAAGCAAAGATTCCAAGAGCTCTTCGTGAACAAGTGTGGCTTGTTCACGTAGGTCCTAAGTTTCAATACAAATGCAAGGTTTCGTGGTGTACGAATACCATGAACGTGTTTGATTTTCAGTGTGGGCATAATATTCCAGAATCTAAGGGTGGAAAAACAGACGTCCAAAATCTCGTTCCAATTTGTTCGCGTTGTAATCTGAGCATGGGCAGTCAGTTTACGATTGATGAATGGAATAAGAAGTTTTCACCACCAAAACGGGTATGGTGTAAATGGATACGCCGTTGGTTTTGATGCTAGTGGTCTATAACCCGAGTCCGCTATACGATGCTCAGCGTAATTTTTGGAGACACTACATGAATTCATCCCCAAACATCTCGTGTTACTTTATTACGTTTGATAGTGTTTCTGAAACAATCCTTGACGGTGACACACTTCGTATCCCGGGCGTCGAGTCATATGAAGGAATTATGAAGAAGACATTGGATGCACTTGACTATTTTCTTAGTCGCAATTCGTATGACTTTGTTATTCGCACAAATATTTCATCTGTTTGGAATTACCCTAAACTTCTTACCTATCTCGAGACGCTCCCTCACACAGATGTCTATGCTGGTATGCCCGGAGGCAGTCGGGGAGATATGACGTGGGTCTCTGGTTCGGGCATAACCATGACGCCCGACGTATGTAGAAAACTACTCGATGCCCGTGATCTTGCTCTTAGTTTTAATTGCATTGACGATGTAGACATCGGATTTACATTTGAAAAACTCGGAGTTCCACTCACACTTGGCACTAGGATAGATATTTACGATGATTCAGTTGAGATTCCTAAAGGAAAGTATCACTATCGAGTTCGTCTATTACCTTGTCCAAATAATGTGATTGAACGAACAATCACGTGTATGATGAGTATCCAATCGTATCTTCGAACAATCTATGAGGAAAAATGTGCCATTAGTTCAGATATCAATGAGCATCTTCCTACTCTGAGGTCGTATGCTTCAAAGTGTACATCTGTTGTAGAATGTGGCGTGAGGGAGCCGACAAGTTCGTATGCATTTGCAACAGGGTTATTAGGAGTAGCTGGAAATGAATATCTATTGATAGATCCGTTTGAGTCTCCATCAATGAGCAAATTTATTGATGTATGTTCTCAGGAGGGCGTAAACGCATCCTTCTATAAGGGGTCCGATCTAGAGTGCCCACTTGTGAAGACAGACCTGTTATTTATTGATACATGGCATGTATACGGACATCTGAAGAGGGAACTTGCACGGTGGAATGGAGACGTCAAAAAATATATTATTCTTCACGACACCACTGTAGATGGATTTTATGGAGAGACAATCCGTAACGGGTGGGATGCAGTTAAGCAAAGTGCTGAAACTGGTATCCCTGTAGATGAAATCAATCGAGGTCTTGGTCCCGCGGTGTCTGAGTTTATCGCTGAACATCCGGAGTGGACGATTGAGGCAGTGTATACAAATAATAACGGACTCACAGTTCTTAGGCGTCTATGCTAATAATCTTAGACGGAAGTGGAGCCGGTCGCGTTCCCTCTGCCCGATGGCGCTCAACATCATTCCAGAACGCACGGAGATCAGGGAAGTGATCCGTTAGCCACTTGGGATCTTTAGGAACAAAGTCCTTCTTGATGTCAGTTAAGACCCAATAGATATATTGATAATCCTCTGTGAGAGAAGACTGCCAGTCGTGAAGATCGACTTTATCTGGTTTGTAGTTGACCTTACCGGCCTCATCCACTGCAAACACTCCCTTCGTTTCGGTGGCCAAATCCCACTGTGTAAAGTTCACCTGCTTGAATCGGAACTCAACATACTCACATTCATCAATCCCCGTGCACTCCATTTGCATTTGCATTTGGTGCACGTAATAACTTGGGATCTCATCCTTACGAGCACGGCTCATTGGACATTTGAATTCAACCAGACGTCCGTAACGATATGGATCAGCATCGGCATACTTGGGAATAATAAGACCATCCGGAGATGCACCTAAGAAGGAATGAACTGGATGCTGACAACAACCAACATCAATGATCTCGCAGTGTGTCGTGTCCTCATAGATCTTCTTTGCAATCGGCTCAAATCGCGTTCCCCAAATTAGCGCAGGTATTGGATTCAACCCATCCGACCTTGTAGGTGGATCCAGCTTCTTCTCTAGAAGTTCAAGGCGAGATGCGGGTGTCTGCCACACCTTGGACACTTCCGAAGCAGTAATCATCTTACCGCGGGTGTTGAGCCATGCATCTGTGCGCTGATCATTCTTACCGTAGAGACGAACGGTCCGCTCAAAGGCCCGATCACGCATCCACAGGCGACCCAGATCGCCCATCATCAACCTCTGAAGTGCGTGCATAACCTCCCTCCTCAGGAGGCGGTAGGAGAGTCCCGGGGCTAAGCACTTGCAAAAGATTATGAACCGACGAAGGCGGGTGTTCAGACATGTGTACGGACGATCCTCCAGTAGATATGAGGACAACACCTCCTCCATTAGGGTTCTCTATCTTGCTCTCCGAAAGTTCGTTTTGACGGCGATTCAAACGCAGTTCAAGCTCTCCCGCACCCATGGTTCCAAATTCATGTGTGCGATTGAACATCTCTTCATACAGCTTCTTAAACTCGGCATCAATCTCATCCATCCGATCAAGTGGGCACCCGGCGTCCTCCACGGTCCACTCAACCTCACCCGACTTAAAGATAGGATCAGGCATCTTGGGTTGATCACGAAGCATCTCTAGGAATGTATTGTATTCCTTGTCGCCCTCGGGCATCATAAAAAGACCCGGAGTCGTTGCATCCATAACACCTCCTTCTTCACGAAGACGACGAATCACCTCGCCAGTGCAGACTGCCATTCCGATTCCAGTTCCTGCGTCACGTTCCTCATTGTAGGTCGTCAAATCTCGATTAAGGATAGGCTCGGTTGTAACTGGGAGAATAATCGTAGGAGCATCAATCGCAGCCATTTGTCTTATCTTACCGACCCACTTTAAGCGAGAATACCGCACTAAGAATACAAAAATGGAGGTCATCCAGAATCGCGATCATTGGGTTCTTCACCGTCTGCAAGGTTTCTACTCAGTCCCCGAAAACTTCACAAAAGTCCAAACAATCCTTGCGGGAGATTCCCGCATCAGCCTACGCCTCTTGGATTGGCTTGTGACCAACTATGCAAAGAAGCACAATGTGTCATATCTTGCCACGGGCAACCGCCATGTGGTTGTCTATCTTGCCTACAAGTCTCATCTGAAGGCGTATAGCAAGAAGATGTTTGATCCCTTCTGCCGTTGGAAGCGCATCCAGTTCATGGGGTTGGATACGACCGTTGGACAGCTCAACTTCTTTGAGTGGGCAATCCAGGACGAGGTTCTCAAGTATCTGGAGGACAACTATGATGCAATCCACGCAGATATGGAGGCATGCTCTACAACCATTCAGCCCAAGACGGCTGAGGACGGCACTCGCAGGAAGAGGCACGAACTGAGCCGATCTGCAACGAAGGCTGTGCGTCATCACGACGTCAATGTTGTCGTATCGTTTAATTAATGCAGTCAATCCTTGACCCAACTGTTATATATCAAAACGTATCCAGAGACATTTGTGAACATGACGTCGATGTCGTGTCCGATCTCTGGAACATGGATGATCGTGATGTCTATCGGGGTTCCCGCGATACACAGTACTCTCATGCAAATGTTTATTGGTTGTATTCTGAAGAACTGACACGCGTTGGACTCATTGAGCATTCTTTGACTAACCACGCCGACTTTAGGATTTTGTGGTTCTATGAGAACCCGTTTGCTACCTTCCTTCAAGAGGATGGATGGACGCAGAATGAAAGCATATGGTCGGTTCTCTCACAGGCAGCAGTTGAACGATTTCACGCAGATGAATGGATTACACCTGAACAAATCCTCCAGGCATGTCTTTATGGAGACTCGCGCATTGTCACCCTTGATACAGTCTTGAATCCACCCACTGTTCATGGATGCTCAGGGTGTGGCACGCGATCTTTCAAACGATTGGCATGTGAGAATATGACTGCTGAATTGACCTTTCCAATCAAGGAAAAAATTGTTTTTATAGACGATGACTTATTCGTCTGTGTTCCACCTAGTGGATCACGTGTTTGGGAGTTGGTTGGACTTGCACCTACATCGCTGCACCCACGGGCCGACGGCGGGCAACCTTTGCGGGCGCAGGAGTCGCAGCAACCGGAGCTGGAGCTGGAGCAGGAGCAGGAGCCGGGGTCTCCTCCTCTTCCTCCTGAACCTGCTCCTCAGTCTCAGTCTCCTGAGGAACCTGTGCAGTCTGAGGCACATCCTCCGTCTCCTCCGGCTCGAACAGCTGAGCAGCCGAGACGCGTGCCTGAGCAGACACCTGTGCATACGAGATTCGCCACGTCACTCCAAATCCCTGCCCGGACACGTAGATACTCGGGTTGACGATGAACCGAGCCTCCATGCGCTTAGGGAACACTGACTCCAGGTTCTCAGGAGTCAGCGGAATCGGGCGGTTCGCCATGTCCACGGCATCCATGTTGACCGTTGGAACACCCTTATCGTTAGGGTAGACCGGGACCTTCATGCGGAAGCTTGGCGGATACTTGCCATTCGGCACCCACTCAGCACCCTGCTTCTCCACACTAGGACTGACCAGCGACTTCATACTGTCGCGGAGAACATCCTCCTTACGCTCACGTCCAAACCACGACTTGGACTGAGCAACCGCCGTCTTGATGACCTTCTCCTCAAGGTCCTTCAGAAAGTTATACATCTGACCGACCTCGCCAGCCTCAGACGAAGCACGCTCCTTGGCGTAGGAGTCGCACCCGCGCAGGCTTGCGAGCATGGTGTAGTTAGTGCCATTCTCAGTCTCCTTGACAGAAACCCCCATAGGATACTGAAGCTTGGGGATACGCATCTGGAAGTTCTGACCATTATACTTGATCGGGACGCTCTTGGACCCGTTGTTCTTACTGATACGGATATCACCGAAAGTCACCTTGTTGATGTCGAGGTTGGAAGCGTTGATGATTGCATTGACGGACATTTTGATCTTGTTGTGTGATACTATGACGTAGCCTGGACGTAAATCCATTTTGTCCGCACGTTTCCTGACTCGGTTGACGCTTTCAAGAACTATCCGAGAAACACATAATGACTCGCTGTGCGGCGATAAAGAAGAAGGGTTCAACGAATCAGTGTACCTCAACGGCACTTAAGGGACATAGTTTATGTGGCACACATATGAGAGCAAAGACAGTTCAGATCTGGAAGGATGTCCTTGAAAATGATGTTCGTGTTGTCAAATGCCAATCCGTTGCACGTCGGTGGCTCATTTTACATCGCTGTGCCTTAGCAGGTCCGGGTGTCTTAAAGCGCAAGAACCTTGCAAATGACGAGGATCTTGTGACATGTGAGGAAAGCAACCGACAGCATCCATTTGAGTATTTTGCCTTTACTGAGAATGGTAAGATTTGGTGGTTTGACTTCAATACAATTTGGGTCTGGTCCTTGAAGTCGCATGAGCCATCGAATCCATACACAAAGGTTCCACTCTCAACCGATACGCGCAAGCGCCTTAAAGAGTTATGGGCATATCGAATGCGACATCTTATGAAAGTTCCACTTGATCCCGATAATGTAGAGGAACGTATCAAAATTAGATTAAACTTTTTATGTCAGACCGTTATTGATCATGGATTTATCGACGTGACGCCGGGGCAACTCACACGATTATCCAAGCCATCACATATTGCAATGTGGAGATTCATACAGGAAGATTTGGGGAAATCACGCGGGGCGCTCTGGACATGGTGCAACTATATGCTCTCGCCTACGCTTATTCAGGCGAACTCGGTATCCTATATTGTCAACTCCTTGAGGATCCTCATGCGACTCATAACCCATCAAAAGGAGCCGTATATAACCATTTTTTCCGTTATGTCAGCCATCTATCGCTGTTGAAAACAGATTTCATATTGTAAAGCTTACCTGAATACATCATGAATATCTTTGCTCTCTCACCAGATCCCCGCGAAGCCGCCGAGTCTCATTGCGACAAGCATGTCGTTAAGATGATACTTGAATCTGCCCAACTCTTATACTGCGCACATTGGGTCTTGGATCCAGATGGACTGCTTCCGACTGCTTATAAGAAAACTCATCCCAACCACCCATGTTCGATCTGGATCCGCGAGTCTATTGAGAACTATCGATGGCTCTCTGATCTCGGCCTATGTCTATGTCGTGAATACACCTTTCGCTATGGAAAACGACACAAGACCGAAGACCATATCCAGTGGCTCTCAGATAACTTTCCACCTCTGCCTGCTGTTGATCGCACACCCTTCCGAATGGCGATGCCAAATGAATTTAAGGAGGATGATCCAGTCCTGGCCTACCGAGCATACTACCTCGGAGCCAAGGAACGGATGCTCGTGTATACCAAGCGACCCCCTCCCCCGTTTGTAGAAAAGAAAAGGGCTTACATGACCGCCGATGGTAAGAGTATACCACTGCGTTAAAGATGTCGTCCTCTTCTTCTGTTTCTAAGTCAAACAAGATGCCTGCCGCCAAGAAGGATTCCGCCGCCAAGACCGTTGCCGCCCCTACCCCCGTTGTTGTTGCCACCCCCGCCCCGAAGGCGGCTGCCACCAAGGCTGTTGAGCCCAAGGTGAAGGCTGAGCCCAAGGCCAAGACCGTCAAGTCCGCCACGCCCTCGAAGGCTGAGGTGACGGTGCCCACTGTTGCCTCCCCGACTGTTGAGGCTTCGGCGGTTCCGGCTGTCTCTTCGGAGGTCCAGCTCGCCGCTCTCGCTGAGACGCTCAAGACGCTCAGCTCGGAGCTCTCGGTCCGTGTCCGCGACGCCGTGAAGGCTGTTCAGGAGGCGGCGAAGACGGCCAAGCGTGAGGCCCGTGACTCCAAGAAGAAGAAGCGTAAGGACCCGGCCACAATGACCCCCGAGGAGAAGGCGGTCTGGGAGGCCCGTCGCGCCAACAACGCCTTCCTCGTCCAGCGCCCGCTCACGGAGGAGCTCTGCGCCTTCATGGGACTCAAGGCCGGTGAGACCCGCTCGCAGACCCAGGTGACCAAGTTCATCAGCGAGTATGTCAAGACCCACTCGTGCTTTGACCCCTCGTTCAAGCGTCGCATCCTCCCCAACGCCGCGCTCGCCAAGCTCCTCCGTGTCGGCGACAAGGATGAGGTGACCTACCTCAACCTCCAGAGCTTCCTGAAGGTGCACTTCATCAAGACCCCTAAGGCATAAAATGGATTTGAACTGTCCAACAAACCGGATAAGCACCGGTAAAAATGAGTTCACGATTTCATAAGGCTTTTAAGAATGCGGATGCAGAGTTCAATCGACTTATAGTTGAAGAAAAGAGGTATTCAACTGAAATAGTTTCACCACTTGCCCTCCAATCGGGAGATGCATACAAAGCATGGCAAGCTTCGGGTTTTAAAGACAGTGAATTAGAACGTATTCATACACCACTTTACAGAAAGTGGGCCGAAGAAAGTAAGAAGTTGAGTGAGATCTCTGCTAAGAGACGTGCTGCCGATGAGATTTGTTCTCTGCGCAAGAGGCAACTAGATGACTTCTTAGAACGGAAGAAAAAGTATGATTCAGCAAAGGCACGCAAGGCTGATCGTGAAGCCAAAGCTACAGTCATTCAATCAAAATGTATTGAGATTGGGATTATGAAGATTTATATGCCTCTTTAGCTCAGAGGTAGAGCACCTGCTTTGTAAGCAGTAGGTCGGTGGTTCGATTCCATCAAGTGGCAAAAAGCAGTGTAGCGCAGAGGAAGCGCGATTGGCTCATAACCAGTAGGACCATCGATCGAAACGATGCACTGCTATAACTGCGTTCATCGTCTAGTGGTAGGATCAAAGATTTCCATTCTTTTAGCTGGGGTTCGATTCCCCATGAACGCACACTCGCAAGCTCGCTCTTGCACTATAAATCAGGTCGGAAACCCGAATTGATTTACAGTTGCACGGTGGTATAGAAATATGCCGCATTTGTGGAATACTATGTTTGATGGGGTCTATTGCCTCAACCTGGCGTCTCGAGCGGATCGTTGGGATGGTATGAGTCGGAAGTTCAAGTTTTTTGATTTGAATGTTCAGCGTGTAGAGGCTCTTCCTGGAAAGATCGTCACTGGATATTGGGAGATGCTCAGTAAGCAACATGACTATCATACGAATCAAAATAATCTAGCTTGTGCAATTAGCCATGTCTCAATTTGGAATAGCGCACTTGCTTCGGGTAAGAAGAAGATCCTTGTGCTTGAGGATGATGTTCGTATCCATCGCAATTCCGAACAGATGACAAAGAACTTTATGTCGCTTGTTCCCGATGACTGGGATCTACTCTATTTTGGATATGTCCCCCTTGTTTCAAATAATCATCGCAAGTATGATGGAACCCACGATCTGAATCGTTGGGATTATAACATTATTGACCAGACACGACTAGGGCCAAATACGATTAAGGCCGATAGAATGTGGAACTGCTCAGGCTATGCAATGAGTGAGAAGCTTATGCGCCATATGGTTGATGTCTACGCGAAGTCGTATCCAAAGGAACATGATCGGTATCTCGTCGAGGACATTCAGACGTCTCCTGAGTGGAAGTCGTATGGATCTAATCCTCAAATCGTTGCAGGTGAGGATAGCTTTTCGGATATAATTGGAGGGGTCTCTGATTATCACAACGAACGCTCTGTTGATGCTCGGTTTGTTCGGTATTATGATTACGTTTAGATCGTGCTCGTGATCAGTTCATGAGGCATTTCTAAATACA